TGCCTCCAGTACTGATTTTCACAACCGCACTGATTATAACAACTTGCCGCCGAATTTCACAGCCAAAACCGCATTTCGCGAGCGTCTTTACAATTGCTGCATACACACTTTGTAATGTCCACTGCGCGCTACGGAAAATCAACAACTTAGATGCCGTTGTCGGACCGCATAGTGTGCATATACAGTATACGTATACTACACGCACCCCCTGGATTTTCGTTGCGTTCCGTGGTAGCCTCCCCACGATGCCGAATCCACCTCCGGTGAGGTGTACATGAACCAGTTCGACCACCCCGTCCTGGGCCGGGTCAACTATTCGCTTGCCGCTGTGCCGGACTATGGAGACGATCAGACCGCAGCGGTCATTGCGCTGATGACCAAATACGCCATCGAGGATTCCAAATCCGATGTAGTGAAGCAGGCGGTCGATCAAGCCAAGCTCGAGATGCCTACCGAGTCCCCGGAAGCCCAGATCTTCTACTACGTCCGGGGCCGCGTGCGGTTTGTCACGGATGAGTCCACTGCGCTACCACTACAGCGCTGGTATCAGGACCCTATCGTGGAATCCCTTATCCGCCCTGTAGACCTACTGAACATGCATCCCATCGCGCAGGGGGATTGCGATGACTTCTCCATGCTGGTGGCGTCCATGCTGCTGGCGGAAGGCATCCCTTGCGCTTTCGTCACCGTAGCAGCGGACGAGCGGGACCCGCAACAGTTTTCCCATGTGTATGTGGCTTCCTACCGAGACGGAAAAAGAACTCCGATAGACGCTTCTCACGGGTTGTTCCCGGGTTGGGAAGCGGATCGAGATAGAGTATTCCGGAAAAGGGAGTGGCCCATTCGAGATGAGAAACAAAATCAGTACCAAGCCGCTATTCTGGCCTCGGTGCTGTTAATTGGAGCGTATTATGCAAGTCGAAACCTGTAGCCAGTGCCCTTCTCTGTACGGTCTTGGGCAGAGTGATTCAGGAAGCGATTCTGGCAGCAGCACTGGGTTCTGGGATATCTTTAAAGACCTCGCTACCAGTTGGTCCAAAGCTGGACAGCAGATTCTGATCAACCAGAATCCTGCTCCGATTTATCAGACTGGCCCGGGTGGCACTACCATCTATCAGTCCACCCAACCTGGAACTGTAGGTCCCATCGGAGGCCAGAGACCCTATACACCAATCGAAAGCGTAGCCAGTTCGATATCCAGCACCACTGTGCTAGTCATCGGCGCCGTGGTTGTAGTAGCGCTACTCATGTCCAAAGGAGATTAACACATGCCATTGAAGGTCAAAAACATCGCTGCCGGATTTCACGATGCGCAAGGTAGGTTTCATCCTATTCGCGCGGCCGCAGACTATGTGCCTGGTCTCGTAGGAGAGACAGCTAAGTGGAAGAAGGCCTCTGTCAAGAAATTTCAACAGGCTGCGAAGAAGGCTGCACAAATCGCAGCGGCAGCTAAGGCAGCGGCCAAAGCGAAGGCGAAATCGAAGGTGAAAGCGAAAGCGAAAACCAAAGCCAAGGCCAAGGCCACTGCTCGCAAGCGCAATCCGATTCCTACTGGGCGCTACATTGACGCTAAGATTATGCGTACGCGCAAGGGAGACCTGAAGGTCATCATCCCAGTGAAATGATCATCAGGAATCCAGCCACGTTTAGCCTTTACCACCCAGCTCCGGTTGCCGTGGGGCAGTACGATGTGGGCGAGGGTGGGAGTGAGATGGATACCTACTACAGTTCTGTCTCTCAGAGCCCATCTCAGACTTCCACTCCGCTGTACCAGACTGTAAGCAGCGGCGGACAACAGATTGTGAAGGCAGCGGCGGGAGGTGGCAACGTAACCACAGCAGCTATCGGCACCGCTGGTGAAATCACTAGTGGAGTGCTCGCCGCCACCAGCACTGCGACTTGGGCGATACCTCTAGTAGGCGCCGCCGTAGCTGGAGTGACTTTCTGGTTGAGTTCCATATTCCGGCGCAATGCGCAAAAAACGGAAGCCACCAAGATTGTAAACAGCATCGAGCCCAAACTGATAGAGAACATCCAGGGCTACTTCTCCGGGCCGAGAACCAAAGCATCGCAAGCGCAAGCGCTGGCGAATTTCGACGCCGCCTGGGAGGCCTTGAAGCAGGCCTGCATGAATTCTCAGCTTGGGGATGCAGGACGGCGATGCATTGCAGACCGGGATCGCGGATCCTGCCACTACCGCGCCAAATGCACTCGATACGATCACGGCATTTGCATTGAGTATGGCAGTGTGGATCCCAGCGGTGATTGCTGGAACTGGTTTGTAGGCTATCGGGATCCAATTGCGAATGATCCGGTGCCGAACATGAAACCGGATCCGGTGCTGACTCCGGATGGACGAGTCATAGATCCGAATACTGGAATGCCGCTTGAGGATGGAACTCCATCTCTATATCTGATAGGCGGTATCGGATTGATTGTAGCGGCGATGATGATGGGAGGCAGTGATGGCTAAGTACAATTGGGCGCGAGATTATGACTGGGGCCAGGTACAAAGTGTTTTTAATCAGCTCCAGAGTTCCATCGCGCGTGAATATTATCCCCCTGGCCAAATCAAACCGGAACTGCGTTATTATTACGACCGCATTACCAAGCTGACTCCGGACCCGAACACGAATACGGTACGGGGCACGGTAGAAACTAACGATCCGGCTACTGGTGGGTATTATCTGTTCGGAGTAGTGAGTCCTACTCCCACTGTGGATTTCATACTGGATGATCGGGACTGGAATGACCTCGAGTATTACAGTTACACTCCAGCTACGCTTCCCGTGTGGAAACAGGTTGGTCCTGACAAGTGGGAAGGAATCATACCCAAAGTCGAGTTTGCCATCCAGCGTGCTATCAGTCCTAATGAGCAGCAGCGTATTCAACAGAGCGTGCAGCAGTGGATGTCGGCAACGGCAGCGGCCTATCCGCAGAATATCGGATTGCCAACGACACCGGATGTGCGTTATCAGCAGGCCACGCTGAATACGCAAACTACTACTGGCACCACTACTGCTACTGGCACCACTACTGGCACCACCACTGGCACCACTACCAGCAATCAGTATTCACTATCCGCTACGATTTCAGCACCGGGTGGCTGGGAAGTTGGGAAGTCATGGACGATTCGAGTTACGGGACCTCCGAATCAGGACGTCACCATTGCTGCACACCAGAATGGCATCGATCTCGGAGAAACTCGCTACGGCAGCACCGACGCCAACGGGCTGTTCATTCTGAACGGCACGTTCACTTCTGATACCGTGGGCTCCTGGTATGAAACCGTGAAAGTCGGCGGCCAGCCCGCTGGCTCGTTCTCGTTCATTGTGAATAAGCCTGCTGGTCCTGCTGGATCCACGCTGCAGCCTGGAGTAGTGAATACTGGCACTGGTCCTGGTGATAATACTGGCTCTAGCCCTGGCACTGGCCCTGGTGATAGTACTGGCTATATAACTGAACCTGGTCCTGGTGCTGATAGCGGTCGCATCATTCCCGGAGTGGACAACATGTATCTGTTCCTGGGCGCGGGAGCAGTGCTGCTGCTAATGCTCATGAGCGGAAAGAAATAGGAGCACTCGTATGATGACTGGCATAGGAGACACTACCACAAACCAGAGCGGTGGATCAGGTGTAGTTTACCCAGGTGGTGGAGGCTCATTTTCTGAAAAGGTTCCGCTGCCCTTTTACGAGTCTTGGTGGTTCCTAGGTGGAGCAGCGCTGTTGGTATTGATGCTGCTGTCTGGTGGCGGAAGCAGTGAGGAGTAATAGCTATGAATCAAGACAACATGATGAAATGGATTCTACTGGCCGCTGGAGCGTATCTGCTCTGGAATTGGTTAAAGCATAGTAGCGATGTGGCTGCGGCTACTCAGGGTAAGGTTCCCACTTCCCCGCTCGCTCCAGGTACACGCACTGGAACCAATACTGGTACCGGACCTGGCACTGGATCTGGCACTACTCCCACTACTCCACCACCTCCAGACAACGTTCTCATGCAGGCAGCGGTTGATGCCAGCAAAGCCAGCCTCGCTGGTGACTATAGACTCAACTGGTGGGAGTGGAACTACTACCGCATGAAAGGCGCAAAGGACATTCTGGGTATTGCGGATCCGGATCCCGCAGTATATCAACCGCAACTGGACACGAAGCTGTCAGTGACGCCGGATCAGCAACTCACTGCGGCTGAGTACCACCAGCTCCTTACCCAATTCGGATTGAGCGGTCTGATGTGGCGCTCGCCCATCTCCTGGAGGTGATATGCAGGTCAATGTGTGCTCCACGAATCCGGAGCTGACGGCGGAATACGATTGGGACAAGCCCGTATTGCAGCAACAGCAGCAGCAGCAGCAGAGCGCCTCCGGATCCATTCCGTGGTACTGGATTGCACTAGGAGTTCTGGCGCTGGTAATGATTTCAGGTTCGGGAGGTGAGAAATGATCTCGTTGGGTGCTGGTGATGATTTCATGTACCGGAGACGAAAGCTGATGGCGTCATCGGGAACCAGAGCTGACGGTGATTTCATGTATCGACATCGAAGAGCCATGGCGGCGTTGGGAGCTGATGATACCACAGATCTGTCTCAATATTTCAGCCAGTTCGGATTACAAAACCAGAGCTCGTTTGTGCCTCCAGGATCTCCCTGTTACTCAGCGCCGTGGAACCCAATGCTCGGCAGTGACGGCAAGTGCTATCTCGTGTGCGCCGTGGATCCCAGTAAGAGTTTTGAGATTGACAGTCAGTATTGCAAATCCGGAGCCGCAGTTATGTCCGGATCGCTTCCGTCATGGGCTATCCCTGTCGGTATTGGAGCGCTGCTGCTGATTCTGATGATGCGATGAGAACAGATCCCACAGGTCGGCTCGACATTCTGATTGGCGGCATCATCGCCCGGATTGCGCAGCAGAACCCGGTTCTGCATGCTCTGTACCTAGCGTTCGAGCCGAACGTGCAGCGGGCAGTGAAGCAGTTGGACAGCCCGGCGGTGAGAAGGGTAGTGAGAGGCATGGTGAATAGCAATAGCGGAGTTGAGATTCGGAATTCAGAACCGAAGTCGAAATCGAAATCAAAGCGAGTGCGCACTGGCGTAGTGAAAGCTAAAGTGATTCCGGCTTCCGATTCCACAAACGTGATCGATGCTCAGTGGGTGACGGAATGATGGTCAAATCCAGTAGCGGATTGGGATATCAGACCGTGGCGGTCGTTTCCGATCCTGGAATGTGCCCTCAGTACTCTAGGGCCATTCCCATTACGCCGTCCGTCACAGGAGCCAATGTCCCTGCGCAATGGGAATGCGTGACGGGCGAGCCCTGGTATTGCGAGTGGTTTGGCATCGGATGCCAGGGTCCGGTAGTGCCTGCGCCTCCAGCTCCAGAGACCGAAGAGCAAATGACGCAGCCAGGAGAGTGGACTCCGGATCAGGCGGTCATTGGCGCTAAAGAGCGCTATGACGAATCCGTGCAGCGATACTACACCGCACTACCGGGAGTCGCTACCGTTCCGAGCTTCCTAGTGGGTGCGTCCGACACGGTGAAGGAAATTCTGAGTTCGAAAATGCTGTGGATTGCTGTAGGCGCTGCCGCAGTGATTGCCGCAGTAGTTGCAGCTAAGAGGGTATAGCTATGCCATTTGTGAATATTCATCCCGCACCCGGATTGGGAGAAATGCTCCCGGGTTGGTTTGTCGTGCCGAATAACCCTTTCCGACCTCGCGCCGTAGTGGGTGTGGGAAAGGGTGTGGGCATGATGCTGCCAGCGGGGTTCGTAGTGCCGCAGAATCCGCTGATTGACGCACTGCGCACAGTGGGAATGCCAGCGGGAAAAACAGCCTCGATGGGCTATATCAACGGCATCGGGGAAATCTCGTTGGATTCAGTGTGGCAGAGCGTTCAGCCTACGGTGAGCAGTATTACCGACTTCGTACAGCAGCATCCGTATCTGAGCTTGGGATTGGGAGTGCTGCTGTTGATGATGGTTACACGGCGTGGCTCCAGAGCAGAGCGCCTGGCGGCCAAGTATGAGGCTAAAGCTAGGTACTACGAGGAACTAGCGGATTACAAGAGGAGATATCCGACTTACGCTACTGCGGTAACCAGCAAAGCTGCTGCACTAGCCAGCAAAACTGCTGCGCTGGCCAGAAAAGCGCGTGAGAAGTGAGGCGTCTATGCCGGTAGTGATAATGGGTCCTGATGATGTAGCGGAATTCAATTCCCGCTGGCCTGGCTCGAAACTCGATGATAATCTCTATTACTTCTTCGAGTTCGACAACACGGGAGAACTAGTGGACTTGTGGTGTCAGAAGTCTCTGCGCAAGGGAGCTCGGCGTTTGGATACCGAGAAGTACGACGGTCCGGAATTGCTGGCGTTGTCTCAAGACGCCTGGGACGTCGTCAATGTGAACCGACGCGGCAATCCCACCTATCGAGACTATTACTTCTCCGATGCTCGAGAACGAACTCTGAAACTGGTTCCGAGAGATGAAATCGACTACTGGCAACGCTTGCAATCTTCGACTCGAAGGCTGATCCCTGCTGCCAGTAGTGAGTTCTGGCGCTTGGTGCAGTCCGGGTACCGAGTGCTGAATCCCTATGTCGGGTTTCGCAAACTGACCAGGCAGCTGGAGCAGAAAGGAGCATATGATCCCAAAGCGCTGGCGGCTTGGATTGGTCGGCGCAAGTACGGCAAAGCAGCGTTCCAGGCTATGGCGGCTGCAGGACGCAGAGCTGCTCGGCATAATCCGTACACGGACATGGAAGGCATGGCGCTAGTTGGAGCTCCCGGTGCAAAGCCAGTCTGGAAAGCGCTGAGCTTCAGCGGCTACAGAAGCACTTCTGAAGCGCTATCGGATTTCGCTATGTGGTTGCGCTCCAAGATTCCGCATCTCAGAGCTTACAAGCTGAAATCACACGGCGAAATCGTACTTCAGAACGTAATTCCGGAATCGATGTCCGTAGCGGAAGTGCATCACCGCATTCAGAGGGACATCGACTATGTAAAGCGGAGAGTGTGATGGCGATCTATACGGTGGGTGGAGACGATCATATTTGGGGCCCGGACGGGCGCACGCATAGCGTCAGCAATGTCATCTCGGTGGATTTCGAGGCTGCAGCGGAGTTAGCGAAGCAGCTATCCAAATCGAAGAATCCCCCATGGGCGAAGGTGAGTGAGGAGCGATTTAAAGCCGCTGCCAAGGAATCCGATCTGAGTGGACGCCTGAAGCGGGTGAAGGATCTGCTGGAGAGCATTGGAGTCAAAACCAGCAGTGGCAAAGCCATTGTGATCTGGGGTCCGAATCGATTAGCCAACGCCAGCATCAACAGCGGGAATATGAAAACCGGACCGACGCTGTGCACCAATGCGGCACAGGCCTCGTGCCCATCTGGAACGAATAACAAAAGTGGGTTCCGGTGCCCGTTATATGGTGCTGGATGTTACGCCGAATCCGGTCCTCAAGCCATAGTGCACACTTCGAAACTGAATAGGCAGGCTGGAGTTCAGCATCGCAGCGGCGCAGCGGATGCATCTCCGGAAGAGGTAGCGGAAGACGAGGCGCAAGTGCTGCGAGTCGCATATCCGGTATGGAAAGCACTGCGTATCAACAACGCCGTGCGGCTCCATGTAGTGGGAGATTGCGTGACTTCCAAAGCGGTGTCGATAGTCAGCGATGCTGCGAGCATATATGCCGAAGGTCCGCTACAGGGTCCGGGAACCAAATCCGACGGTACAGAGAAGAACGTGTGGAATTATACACACGGCTGGCGTGACATTCCGCGATCACAGTGGAGTGGGAAGATCAGCGTGCTAGCCAGTTGCGACAGCGTGGATCAGCTTCCGCAAGCATATGAGCTCGGGTATGGGTGCGCGGTGGTGGTTCCAGACTACCTTCAGAATGACATGGGCGAGTACCGCAAAGGGGCTTACGATGCAGGCAACGGATTCAAGCTGCTACCATGCCCGCATGAACTTCGAGATAAGAACAACCGGGAAGAACGTGTATGGTGCACGGAGTGCAAGCTCTGCCTAAAGGATGAATTCCTGCGCCGCAGCAAAACCGCAATCGCATTCGCAGCGCATGGGTCGAAAGCGAATACGGTTGCCAAAAATCTGGTGAATCTCACAGTGGAGAAGTGACGTCATGAAGGACTACTCAAAGCTGGCGACGAAAGTAGTAGGGAGACTGAAGCCGAATCCGAGTTCAGACCGGAAACTGGCGCGGAGTGTGCAGCAGGCGCTAGCCAAGTTGCCTACGTACTATGACGGCATCTGGCAAATCAACGACGCGATTGAGAAAGCGCTGCTCAGCGTCGGTCTGAGACTGAAAGGCTATGTGGACCAGGCGGTTCCCTATGGGCAGACTCGCAATATGATTCTGCCCACAACGGATCCGAGCATCTTTATTGCCGCGCAAATCTATCGCATGCCGAACGGAAGCTATGAATTGACTGCTTATTCCACTCGGGACGCCCGGAGAAGCCGCAGGAATCCGGTAAGGGATCTGGAGCTGGTTGCATCCCCGTTCTCCCGCTACTCGGAACTGACTTCGTTTACGGTGCTATACCGAGGACGCAAGATCGGATCCGTGCATCAGAATCTCAATACCGGGTTGTGGGAAGCGATAGACAACGCCGGAAGGCGGCACGGAGATCGATATCTGAGACCGAATCTCGCTGCCGAGCAATTGTATTACGCACTCGGGTTGGGGCTTGGGAGAGCCGTAGCGAATCCGAGTTCTGAGCCCGTTACGGAATTCGATGGTGAGGAACTGACCACGAAGTCGGAAGCGCCACCGGAAATCGTGGATGATATCGAGTCTGCTGAGGAAGTGTACAAGGAATTCCACGGGAAACCGAGTGATGAAATCCTGGAAGTCGAAGAGGATCACATCGAGCGCGATGCGCTGACAGTGCTGGGGCAACTCGTTCAGCTTGTAGTGCAGAGCGCTGCAAACGAATCCATTTACAAAGTCAACTTCGACGCTGACGTGATGCTGTGCTGCTCTCCAGACCGCAAGCAGCTCTACGTTGTGGGCGGAGAGCAGAGTCTGGATCTGGAATCCATGGGATTCTCAGAATCCGCTATCCAGAAGGACAAGGTATTTGTGGGTTCCGTGTTGCAGGTCACATACCGCACGCGGAAGCATTTTGACGATTTTGACGTCATCGATTACGTGCACGACATGGGTGAAGAAGGCGGTACGCTGCCGGTGCTCGCTTATGATCGGCTGAACCAGAATCTGGAATTCATCGGTGGCGACTACGAGATCAAGCCCGAGGGCATCGTGAATTGATGCTCCGGACTTGAAGTTGAGAAGGGAGAACCGTATGGCGACTACGATCAAACTGGTGCGGCGGCTAGCCAATCCCCGGAGAGTACGCCGCACCAAAAACGCACGGCGGCGCACCACGCACCGCCGGATTAACCCCGCGCTAGTACTGACGCTCGGCGCGGTAAACCCGAAAAGGAGAACAACTATGAATCCAAAGAGAAAGCGTAAGCACAATGCTCGACGGCGCCGTAAGCATGTTTCGGTGCTGGCATTCAAACGTCACAATCCCCGCCGCAGGGTCCACCGTCGCAGGCACAATCCGTTGCTGGTGCGCTACACCACTCGGCGCAGGCATCATCGCCGCCGCAACCCGGTGTTCAGCGTCAGCAACTGGACGCTGGTAGCCGGTGGTCTCACAGGTGTTGCCGCTACTCGCTTCGTGGGCCAGATCATCCCCGCTGGGGCGCTCGGATTTGCGGGCTCTATGGGTCCGCTGGTGCGCGACGCCATTTCCGCCGCAGTAGTGAGTTGGGGTGGCGGCGCAGTAGTGGGAGGCGGCAGTGAAGGCAAGGCCCGCTTCCGTGAAGGTTTGACCTTCGGAGCTCTGATGCAGGTGGCCAGCACTGCTATTGCCGCGTTCGTTCCCAGCCTGCGCAATTACGGCTTCGGCATTAGCGGCATGGGCTACATGATGCCTGCTCAGTTCCCGGTTCCGCAGAACCCTTTGTCCATTCCGGCTCCCGCTCCCGCTCCGGCAGCGCCGAATGCTCGCGTGACGGCCAACGGGCTGACTCGGGCTTTCGGGACCGCGCTGTGAGTCTGAGATCAGGATCGGTATGGGAATCGGTTGTGAAGGCGGTTCTGAATCCACTGCCGGAATTGCTACTTGCAGTGTGATTCCGAATCCGCTACTCGCATTCACCACTCGCATTCACGGGGTGAGACCGAGCGCTCACCCCAGTATTCACAATGCATGGCGTCAGGGGATCCCGGGCGTCATTAACTGAAATCACTTCTGCATAGCAGAGAGGAGAAACAAATGGCTGCATACGATCAGATGATTCTGGAGGCCTTCAAAAGCGAGGTCTACGTCAGCAACCGCATGGACGTGCAGCACACGCCCATTTACGATACGGTCACTATTGCTGCTGGCAGCACGGTGAACGAACTCAGCACGGCGTTCTTCACCAATGTCGGCCCGTCGAGTGGCAAGACCAAAGCGCAAACCAATATGAGTCAGTCCCGGCGCTTGCCTGCCCCTGAGGCGTTCTCGATTTTCGGGTTCCGCCTGCGGTGGAAGGAAAACGTGGCTCCAGCGGACTTGTACTCGGTCCTGGACAACTTCGTGCTCCAGTTCTACCTGGGCCAGAAGGTGTATCAGGAAGCGCCGCTGTGGTACTTCAGCGCCGGTGGCGGCATATATGCGACGACTGCCACCACAGCTACGTCTACCACGATCACCTATCTGAGCAATGGCGAGCCGATTCGCGAGTCGATGCACAAACTCGCTATCCCCATCGTCATTGAGAACCAGATGACGTTCTACGCGCAACTGACCGGCGGGACTTACACACTGACCGCCAGCGGCAGCGGCGGCACCGGATTGACGTTGCAACTGGTGCTTGACGGCTTCTACGCTCGCGGCGTGCAGTAATCGCTGCTAACCTGGGGCATGGGGCATCCCATGCCCCACAACACTTACGGGAAGGAGCAGTGCAATGAATAATCCATATGCGACGCCGGTGCTAAGAGGGCTTGGGGGCGAAGTGGCTCCCGGAGACCGCTATGTCTATGTTCCTCGCATCCACCAGATCGGATTTTCACTCTCTGGGAATGAATTCCTGCGCGACCGCGCCAGCGAGTTCACGGACGAGGGCGATTTCCTCTGGCGGGCAGTGTCGTTTCCGAGTTACACCGGCAGTTTCCGGATTCAATTCACCGACGCCAATGGTTACACGTTAAGCAACACGCTGATTGACTATACGGCATTTGTGAATCCCAGCGGATCCAGGGTTCCATTTCCCATCTTCCCGGAGGTGGTATTTCCGAAGTCGAGTAAGATTTCGATCTCGATTCAGGACACCTCCGGACTAGCCAATGACATCATAGTTGTGCTATGGGGCGTTCTCCGTGGCAAACTACGCTAGGGAGGCGTCATGGAAACCTACTTCGATCTGCCATACATCTATGTTTTCGACGCCAGCGGGCTTGTTGACGGCACTACCTACAACGATCTGTCCATCACACTCGATGACCCCAGCGAATTTCGGCTGCGGGCGGTAGGTGGCATTGCGGATGTGGCGGCGGCAGCCAGTTCCGGCGGCGGAGTGTCTATTCGCACTCCGAACAACTTTGACATCGGCACTCTGCCGTCACTCAGTGATTACCATGCCCCGATCATTCCGGAACTGGTATTCCCCATCGGATCTCAAATCCGCTTCAGCATCTACAACGTAAACCGGAGATACATCACATTCACGGACGGCACCGGAGGCACCTACGGCGCTGCTAAGCTGCTGTTCATCGGCGTGAAGCGGTATCAGGGATCCGTGGCGCAGGAGCTACAATCTCGCTATGAGTACGGGCGCAATTACTACTATTCTCCGTACACGATCACAGCGAGTATGAATATACCTTACGCTTGCAACATCACATCCACGCTGCGTAATGCCAGCTTCGAGTTCATGTATCAGATTTCGGATGTGGACTTCGAGTTGCTGAGCTTGGGAGCGCCTCCGGTTGCGGGAACCAATTTCGAGTACATCCTGTACGATGTGACCGGCAGGGCCATGGCGAGCAACTATGTTCCTGCTGATCGCATTGGAATCATCACTGGCAGCGGCACGGTATGGTCCTATCTGTGGCCGATTATGCCTGTGTACTACCCCACGGGGTCCGTATTCCATGTGTCAGTGAAAAGCCTGGCTGATGGCAATGCTGGCTTCGGCGCGTTCCCACGCACGGTGAACTGGGTGCTGCATGGCGCTAAGAGGATCCCATGCTGAGAGTGGGTATCGGCATTGAGAATGGAGATTGAGCATGAGGATCCCATGCTGAGTGCGAATATCAGCATTGAGAAGGGAGATTGAGCATGATTCCTGATGGTTTCGCCTACCATAGCAACTACCTGCAATCACCGCTGGATTACACTACGTTCTGCCTAGGCCAATTGGATCTGCTGCGGAGAGCAGCGGCATTTCGGCCTTACATGGTGCAATTGCCGGATGATCAGAATCTGATTCTGTCCGCATACTCGAACTGGGAGTATCAGATACACTTCCGGCCCGGGAGCTGGCTGTACGGTCTGATGGCGATGATCTATACCAGTGGTGGAGCTCTAACCACCGCCAACAATCAAATCTCAGTCCAGATTTCCGAGAGCTACAGCGGACTTCAGATATTCAGCGAATTTGTGGACCTAGTAACGATTTACGCTAGGCAGAGCCTGTCGGATGAGCCCAGAATCATTCTGCTGCCGGAGCCCAGAGCGCTTCCAACACCCGGTGATTATGACATCGAGGTGTGCAACCTAACTGGAAGCAACATCCAGTGGAGAATCGTTCTGCTGTGCGCTGAGCCCTACGAGGAGGTGGAAGCGTGACTCAGCTCCGGCAGGGGAAATTGATATCGGATTCGAAACTAAAGTCAGCATCGGATAGGATGCTGGAAGGGAAGCCCGAGCTATGATTCAGGAACATTACGTACCACAACCGAATCAGTATGACCGCTCGGCATGGGCTATCGGTAGCCTGTACCAAGAGGCGCAGTCCAAAGGCGGCATCATCACAGCGTGTTTTCCGAAGCGGAATTCCTACTACCAGCCGCCACACATGGTGATGCCGTCCAATGCGCAGCCGTTCCAGCTTATCAATACCATACCGTTGCCAGCAGCCAATGGCATTGACACTACGGTGCTGAGTTTCACTGTGCCTCAGGGATTCGATGGCGTAATCACATCGATTACGCACGGCTATACTGGAACCGGATTCACGAATGGCAGTGGGAATCTCACCTGGCGCATTCGAGTAGGATTACGATGGGCTCGTGATTTAGGCAATGTGACTGTGCAATTGGGAACACTGGAGACTCCCTATCAGATCTACCGTGGAGGAATCTTGCTGAAGGATTCTCAGCGAGTGCTATACATTGTGAACCACAGCACTAGCAGCAGTCTAAGCGGCGGCAGGATCTGGTGTGCAGCCTTCGGGTGGTACTATCCTACTGCGTAGTGAGGTTTCATTATGGCGAACTTCATCTACAAGAAAGCGCTTGAGAGTTACCCATTCCCCAACATCGTCAGCAACACCATTCAGCTGTCACTGCTGAAACAGGGAGTCTATACTCCGGATCCTAATAATGATCAATACTACAGTGATATTCCCCCAGCGGCAATCGCAGCGGTAGCTACAACTCCACTGTCAGGAGTGACGTTCACCGGAGGTGAGCTGCGAGCTAACGATATTACTTTCGGAGCTGTGTCTGCAGCAGTGGGGCCATGCAGCGCCATGGTGCTGTGGCACGATACGGGGTTGGCTTCCACTAGCAGGCTGCTGTGCTACATCGACTCCTACACCGGATTTCCTGTGACTCCGGATGGCACAAAGTGGATCAACGTGCAGTGGCCTCGGTATTCACCGCCGGACTACACAACGGTATTCGCTCCGATTCTGAAGATCTGAGGTGGATATGGCGTATACGATCCTGCACTCAGATGGGTTTGAGCACGATGCGCTGGGGTATAGGTATTCTTCTGCCGAAATAGCAGGCACTACTTCCACTACGAATACGAATCCTGCCTTGAGCTATGGACGAGCGTTGGTGATTACAGGTGATGAGAACAGCTACGTAGCCCCCTTTCTGCTCTCCAGTCCCTATACCACTTTGTACACAGCATTCCATCACCGCACCGGAACCAACAACACGACGGAGGCGGCGCTGGTGACCTTCTACGATGAGCTCAATGGTGCACGTCAGGTGACAATCACGATTCAGTACGACGGGTCATCCGGGCAGATTCTCAGAGCCAGAAGGGGCACCAGTGCAGGCACGCTGCTAGCGACATCCACAGCGAATCTGCCACTGTCCGGTACTTGGGCGCATGTTTCGGTTATGGTGTTCGTTGACCAGGTCATTGGCAGAGTGAAAGTCAACATCAATTCCAGCACAGTGATTGATTTCACTGGCAATACTCGCAACACAGCGAGCTCCAGAATTGATAGAGTACGCGTTCACGGCAGAGTCAGCGGTCAATCCAATGTGTATGACAACTGGGTTATTGCTACTGGAGATCCTAATGCGGACTCACCGCTGCCGGAGATTCGGATCTATACTCAGTTTCCGAGCTCAGATGACGTTACACAATTCTCAGTCACGGGAGCGATTTCGAATTGGGCTTCAGTGAATGAAGTCCCGCCGAATGATGATACCAGCTACACTTACAGCAGCACTGCGGGACAGCAAGACACGTTTGTCCACACGGCTCCCAGTATTGTATCTACGGTGCTGGGAGTGAGAGTGAATACGAATTTGCGTAGAGATGATGCTGGCAGTCGGGCATTCGTTCCTGTAGTGAAACCCGCTTCCAGTTCCTATACTCCCGTGTCGAGTCAGGGAATAAGCAGCCGCTACTGGATTCTGGGGTATACTTGGCAAACTAACCCGGATACAGGGCTGCCATGGACTCCAGCGGAAGCAATGAATGCCAAATTCGGGTATAAGCTAACAGGATGAGGTGAAGTATGTCGATTACGTTTTTGCATGTGGATGGGTTTGAGCACAATACTATAGGAGACAGATATACCACTGCTGAGAAAGCTGGCAGCAACCTTAACATAGCGACTGGTGTATATGGTTATGGAAAATCGGCGAGTGTGAGTGGAAGTGGCACTTGGCTAGGCCCAATACTAAACGGAGCTCCTTACACCACGATCTTCACAGCGATGAACTTCCAGGCCTCGCAATCGAATTCCACAACTAATCAAGCAGTGATTCAATTCTGGGATGATGCAGCATCTACTATACAAGTCACGATAGCCACTCAGTTCTCGAGCGTAAGTGGTAAATTCAACCTCTATGCATATCGTGGAACTAATGCCGGAACTCTTTTAGCCACCGCTAGTAGTGTGATTCCTCCTTACGGTTTCTGGTGCCATGTTTCCGTGATGTGTACTGTAGACCCCACGAACGGGAGAGTGAAAGTGAATATCGATGGCACTAACGTACTCGATTTTACAGGGAACACGCAGAACACATCCAACACCAGAATTGACAGAGTCAGGGTTATAGGAGAAGGAGGATATGCCAACTACTATGACAACTGGATCATTGCTACTGGACTCCCAACTGACCCCATGCTGCCGGAAATCCGGATTTATTCTCAATTTCCCACTGGCAATGATGCTGTGCAGTTTGCAGTGACTGGATCCGCAGCGAACTGGTCTGCGGTGAACGAAACCCCAGCGAATGGTGACACCAGCTACACTTACAGCAGCACTGCGGGACAGCAGGACACGTTTACGTTTACTGCTCCCAGCATTGGCACTACAGTTCACGCTCTCCAAGTCTGTTATGACGCCCGTAGGGATGACGCGGGGCCACGAGCGATGCGAGCGGTAGTGAAGCCGACCACCACGGCGTATGATTCCGGAGCGGATGACACGCTGACATCCACATACTACGTCTACAAGAAGATCTGGATGACCAATCCGGAAACAGCAGCGGCGTGGACTCCGGCGCAAGCAACTGCAGCGAAGTTCGGTTACAAACTCACAGTGTGACAGTGAATGCGAATGCTGATATTGAGCACTGGTAATCAACTATGGCAGGCCGGGTAACTCAAGCTTACGACGAAATCGCATCGAGCGGTCAGACTCCGAATGCGCGAGTCACGCAGGCGTACGATGAGATTGCCTCCAGTGGTCAGACTCCTAATGCGAGAGTAACCCAGGTCTACGATGAGATTGCCTCCAGCGGCCAGACTGTGAATGCTAGAGTCACTCAGGCATTCATGGAGATCATTGTATGGAATACCAGTGCAGCGCTGTATTCGAGCTCCACAGTGCAGTCTGGGCCGAAGATGTACAACGGCACTATCAGTGCTGATCCACCACCGCCTATTCCGATATCCATTCTCAGCCCCTCCGGAGGCGGTAAGGCGCTGGTATTCATGCCTAAAGCGAACGTCTATGACGCCGCCGTTACTGAGAAGCTGCACCAGGTACAGAAGTTCGTTGACGCAATGCGGTTGGATGTCCTTTCCCCCGCCGGTGGCCTCACTGGGCTCGGCGCAGCACCGCAGGATTGGCACTGGGCAGTGAGATACAAGACCAGGAAGAGTTTCCTGCGCCAGGGCGCTATTGTGACTCCATACCCCAGCGACGGCGAGGTCCCTATTGTGGAATTCGTGGTGCCCGAGGGCTACTATGGAGTGATCAATGGCTACTACTGGAACTATACCGGCGCTGGTTACTACCCGGGCAGCAAGGACATCTACTGGCGCTTGCGTGTCGGGCTGCAGTATCCGAAAGGGATGAATCAGATTCTTTACCAAGTCGGATCTCCCACTATGCCGTTCTCATCTCGAGCTCTCATTGTGCTACGATCCAGACAGCGAGTCAGACTGTCAGTTGTCGTTCCCAATGATGGGGCCACTATCCAGGTCGGCAGCAGCTATGTTTTAGGAGGGCTGGCTGGGTGGTTCTATGAATTCAGTAAAGGAAACGTCGATGGTTAGCTTCAATTCCAAGAGCGTTCCCGATCTCACAGCTAGAGTACCCTTCTTCAAGACGCCTTTCTTCAAGCTCGATGTGAATCTGTCTGTGATCATACAAGCCCTAGTGTTTGCAGTCACTTTATACGCGGCAGTGATGGTAATGAAAGCGGATGTGGACCACATCAAGGACAATCAAGCCCGGATGGAGGCCAAGATACAATCCATGGCGGAAAACCAGGAGAGGATGGCCACCAATCTGAATCTGCTGCGGGAAGAAGTCCGGTACTACCGCGAGAGGCTGGACCGGATTGTGGAAGCCACTGCGAAACCTCGCTACAGTAGTCAAGAATGAAACTCAGGAGCCTTTATGAAGTACTTTAACAATGCTCTGAAAGCCATACAAATTGTGGGAGTTGGTTTGGGAGCCGCCGTGCTCACTACTCCCCAGAACTTATCCGGCATTATCCCTCCACGCTACGTTCCTACGCTGCTGGCGGCCAGCGCTATTATCAACGCCTTCGCTCCGTCCTTGGTGAAAACCGTGCAGCAGAAGCGGGACGAGCTGTTCAAGGATGGCGCTGAGAATAAAAACTAGTACCAGATAGCAGTACTAGTACTGACGCTGGAATCAGATCCATTCCATCAGTCGGTATCTTTGTGGCATAATAACCGGATCCCCATTCCAGCTCCAGTGCTGGCTCCAGAATTCAGTGCTGGCTCCAGCATTGACTTTCCCTCGCCATTGTTCGCTGTCCGCTATCAATCTCCACAGCGGATATCAGCATTTACATTCAACGTGACAAAACAATATCGGTAAGCGTTATCGCAGTGTGGTTACAACGTGACATTACGTCGTAATTGCGAGCGTGAATTTCAACGCTGAATTTCCGGCGTAATGTCTTGAGAAGTTTTGTGCCATGAAGAAATAGCGAAATTTGAGAGGAAGTGAAAACGCGTGTGGAAAATAAAAGTTCTGTCCATAACGGCCTCGAGTAAATCAAGTTTTCCCCCCTCCTTGCTGACCACCCAATCATCCCCCAACTCCATATTCCTCCCTCCCCCTATAGTCCCCCTCCCTCCTTTTTCCTCTTGCCCCTTCTTTGCTCCAGATAACGCTTGTATCAATTTATACAAGCGGAGTCGCGTGCGCGCGCGAATCGCCTAACGGCTCCCACCCTCCATAATCCTCACTCCATACCCCCCTATATATCCCCCCTTTCCTCGCTCCTTGGCCTCCCTCCCGTGATTTTCAGGGTGAAAATTAACACGATTGTAACAATCCAAAATTTTCCTTTGTAATGTCACGTTGGGTTTTGAAATTCAATTCGACATTTCGCAGTGAATTCCGCTGCGTGATTTCCATGTGACATTTCGCAATCAGCCTCACTGCCGCTATTGACATTCAGCCCCACTGCCGCTATTGACATTCAGCCCCACTGCCGTTATCGTGTACCCATGGCATCCATCCGTGAACTCGCTGACGCCATCATCCGCCAGGAAGGCGCATTTGATCCCCGCAGCGTGAATATGCAGATCGTGACGCGCTACGGGATGTGGAACGTGGGGCATCTGAGCTGGGCGGGACAGCCCGGAGCCGTGCCGGTTACCGTTGGAGGCAGGCAGTGGGCAGCGTGGCCCAGCTATGAGGAATCCTACGAGGGCCTGCTGCGCCAGATCCGACTCGACGCCTCGAAGGGCATGACACTGGCGCAGTTTATCTCCAAGTACGCCCCGCCCAAAGAAAACCCCACCGAAGCCTACATCCAGAACGTGTCAACGTGGACCGGCATCGACCCCAATGTCAAGCTCGCCGATGTGCTGGAGGACGACGCGCCCCCTCTCGAAGGCGGCTCCGATGTCTACTACTCCGACATCGGGGCCAACATCGACACCGACACCGTCATACTCGCCGGTATCGTCGGCCTCGCAGTGCTCGCCGTCGCAACCGCGTGAGGATCACAATGCACTACTACAAGCCCAACCCGCTACCGAATCCAGCGACAATGCGACATTACCAGCCCAATCCGCTGCCGAATCCGGATCTGGGGCTGAAAATGAGCCCAGAATTGGCTCAGGACGAGCCGACGAGCCCGGGGGGTACCCGAACCCCTTACCAGCCTCAGAAAATCGCGCTGGGGCCAAAAGCGGCGAAAGAGCAGGCATTCTACGCGCCATTCTGCACCGGATATCTGCCTTCCTGGCTCGTTTCCGGTGATGACTGATTCCCGTTTTGGGTGTAGAATTCCGGTATGGAAACCAGCACTCACATCTTCCCGGCAATGGACGGAGTCAATCCGATCCGCATCACCGACATGGGCAATGCCACCCTCAGCCAGGCTGTGGACCACGGCGTCCATGTCAATCGCTGGTGCAATATGATCTTCCCCCTCCAGCTCCCCCTCGCGGGCAAGCTGGAGTCCATCGACGTCACAAGCGAAACTGACGACGTGAATCGGTACTCGCTGGACACGTTCATAGCCGAGATGTATGAACCGAATCCGAAAATCACCATCCGTAGGATGGTGACAACGAATCTGATCATCGCTGCTGCGAGCGATGAGAATGGCAATCATTGTGTAGAAACCGTGGAGGCTATTGCAGTGCGGAATACAGATCCAATGCTGTGCACATACCAGTGCTGGGACGATGAGTACGAAGACGAACTCGAGGATGAAGACGAACTCGAGGACGAGGATGAAATCGAAGAGGATGAGGAGCTTGAGGACGAGGATGAAGATGAACTCGAAGACGAAGATGAACTCGAGGACGAAGATGAACTCGAGGACGAAGATGAACTCGAGGACGAAGATGAACTCGAGGACGAACTTGAGGATGAGGAGCTCGAAGAGGATGAGGAGCCCGAGGAAGAGGACGAGCTAGAGGAACTGGAGGAAGAACCGGATCTGGAAGTGGAGCCGGGTCCGAAAGCGGAAGAGGAAGCAGATGCAGACGAGGAGCTGGAAGAGGAGCTGGAGGTCGAGCCGGAGCCGGAATCGGAGTCAGAGCCGGGACCAGAGCCGGATTCAAAGCTCCAGTGAGTTTCGGTATTCGATACTGGTAACTGATAGTCACTAGGAGGTTCAACGTGACTTACGGCTCCGTCTGTTCCGGCATTGAAGCTACTACAGTCGCATGGGAGCCATTGGGATTCCACCCAGCATGGTTTGCTGAGATCGACCCATTCTGCTCGGCGCTGCTTGAATATCACTATCCGAAAGTCAAAAACTATGGGGACTTCACACAGATTACCGAAACTGTGGGTGCAGTTGACATTCTGGCCGGAGGAACGCCCTGCCAGTCGTTCTCCATCTCCGGAAAGCGAGGTGGACTGGATGACGCGCGTGGCAACCTGGCCATCGAGTTTTGCCGCCTTGCTGCTAGATTGTGGCCTCGTTGGGTGGTCTGGGAAAACGTCCCTGGTGTTCTGTCGTCAAATGCGGGACGGGACTTTGGAGCCATCCTCAAAGCGCTGGCTGAACTCGGGTATGATTGCGCCTGGCGAGTGCTGGACGCTCAGTTCTTCGGAGTGCCCCAGCGGCACCGTCGCCTCTTCGTTGTCGGACATCTTGGAGACTGGCGGCGTGCCGCAGCAGTACTATTTGACTCCCAGGATGTGCCGAATGCTGCTGCGGAGAGCAGCACTGCGAAACAGGAAAACGCCGCCGGAAATGGAACCGATAGTGGAGGCGATGCGGAAACGAGCCATGGAGTGATAGCAGCTCCGGTTGCAGGTACGCTACTCAGCACCAGCAAGGGAGGACGCAGGCCCGGGCATGCAGGAGACGATCTGGCTAGGGGAATGATCGTGCTTGACAGTATAGGTCCTCGCATCCTGACCCCGCGTGAATGCGAACGGCTCCAGGGATTGCCGGACGACTATACGCTCGTGCCATTCCGTGGTAAACCCGCTCCGGATGGGCAAAGGTACCGTGTGATTGGAAATTCAATGGCCGTGCCGGTGATGCGCTGGATTGGACGCCGCATTTTGATAGCGGATGGGATCAACGGAACTCACAGCGGAGCGGCTAATGGAGCAGCATGAGATTCTGAGGCAGAAACTCAATCGGAGTCTGGAGTGGTGGTCCAAATGCCTGCTATGCTCTTGTATGCCCTACCGAGGTGGGGACACCAAAGCGTACCACTGGGATTCCTGCCCCTGGTCCGGGTTCCTCAGCGGATTTCACGCAGCCGCAGCGGCTGTGGGCGTGGATCCGGACTCGCTGGAGACATTCACACTCCATGGCGAGCGCTGATTATGGGGAGTCAGGCTGGATGGTAGACCGAGCCTTGGCGGGGGTTGGCCGCCCCGCATTAAGGACGCCGGGTTCGACCCCCGGACTCCCTCTCATTCCACAATGCTATTGACTTTCCTCGCAAGTTGTCAGATGATCATATCACGCCGTGATAGGCGGTATTGACCTTCGAAGGGAGAATGAGATTATGCCGGAAGTAGCAACTCCGAACCAGGGCGAACGCGAGTTCGAAACGGGTACGGACGAGTCGTTCAAGAACGCGAGCGCTACCGCTAGCGAGGCTCACAATGAGAACCAGCGTGTGACGTTCGCCAATATCAAGCGGACTTATGACGTCTACCAGGACCTCGACATCCAGGCCGCGCGTCAGGCGATGATCGAGCAGACTCGGCTGAATCAAATCGCAGCCCAAGCGCTCCAGAACGCCGTGGAGACCGCTAATCTGGTGTCAAAGCAGGCTGTACGCCATGGCGACATCGCTATTGACAACCAGTGGAATCCCGTACAGCAAGGCGCTGGGGATACCCTCACCGCACGGGCGGTCTCGATTGACGACGCGTCCCTGAAAGCTATTAGCGCCGCCATTGCTGCCGCTATCGCCAACGCACTCGCAAGCAACAAGTAGTCTCAGTTCATCTTTCAATTCCGCATTGGGGTGGTCACGATGAGTGGCCACCCCGATTTTTGTTTTGACATTCACTTCCAGCAGTGACATTCACCTTCACTATTGACATTCACTTCCGCTATGCTATAGTTTCAACATCAGACGCAACCTCCTCGTCTGACTCCGTCGTGCGGAGGTGAGAGGGTCCGCTCACTCCCATTCGTTCCTCCGAAGCTCACCTCCGCACCCTCCGATGTGACGTTCAGTTGTGATTCCCAATGTGACATTTCAGAGCAGAATTCCCACCAAAATTTCCACTGTAATGTCTCGTGAATAGTGATTTTCACTAGTCGAGTCGAATAACTCTATTGACATCAACAAAACTCTGAGTGACAGTATTACTGCTATGTCTAATTTAGAAACTAAACTCACATTCCGGAGGTCTATGTGAAGTACGCAACCGAAGCCCAAATCGAAGCCCTGCTCAACGCCGCCAAGGACAACGTGAGGGATTACGCCATCCTCACTGTCGCCTACTGGCGTGGATTACGCGCGTCCGAGGTCGGAGCGATTATGCTCGAAGATTACAAGCCGGATGAGCAGCGCCTGTTCGTGCACCGCGCCAAGGGTTCCCAGTCCGGGGAGTATCTGCTCTCTCCCGCTGAGGTCAAAGCGCTCAGCGCCTGGCTCAAGGTACGAGGCCGGGATCCGGGGCCGCTGTTCGTAACCAAGCGTCAGTCCTCGGTCAGCCGCAAGCTGATGTTCGCCATGATGCGACATTACGGCTCCAAAGCCGGGTGGCCCCGTGAACTCCAGCATCCCCACGTGCTGAGGCATTCCATCGCCGTGCACCTCGTCAATCAGGGTATGGACCTGCTCATGATCCGAGACTGGCTCGGGCATCGTTCCATAACCTCCACCGTCATCTACTCTCAGGTGACCAATCCGGCGCGAGACAAAGCCGCCATGCAGGTCTATGCTGCCAAAGAGAAACCCAAAGTCAGAGTGAACTGGAAGAAGGTGCAAAAGTGAAATCCAATACTCCTACTCAGAGGTCCAAAGTGAGGTCCAAAACTGACGCCCAGAAGTCCAAAGTGAGGTCCAATACTCGCACTCAGAAGTCCAAGTCAGGTCCAAATCTGGAGCTGACGTGGAAGCACGGGTATGTTATTGGGGTCCAAAAACAGCGCCCGAAAGTCCGAATCGGGGTTGACACCGGAGCTCAGATGTCCAAACTGAAAACCGATACTGGAGGTGATATGTACAAGCGCAATCTCGCTGCGTATGTGGAAGCTGAATCCATCTCCACTTGCGCCGTCCCCTACTCAGCCAAGTACGCAGCCTGGGAGGTAGTGCGGGCTGTAGGGCATGATCCCAGCCGCATCGGATACAGACCGAGCATGAGTCTGCTGCTGGAGTGGGGTAAGCGCTGCGAGCTGGTAGTGACTGAGGATACGCTATCCATTCAGCTACGGGATGACCGAGGCGCTACCACTTTCGTAGCCACGCTGGACCGGAAAACCATGAGCCGGGCGCATATCCAAGCCATGGCGGATATCATATCGAGGTCCCGGAATCTGAAAATAGATCCGAACTTCGTGGCTGAGAGCGATAGAGAGGATTGAGAATCGGAACTGATAGCAGTATGGACAGTAGGACAGTATGGACAGATCCCTTTTCCTTTTCTGTTTTGAAGATGAATAGGGATAAGTGAAAAGAGAAAAGATGTTCCCGCTGCTGTCCCTACTGTCCATACTGTCCATCCCTAGTGACACCGAGATTCTGTACAGAAAACCAAGTTTGGGATAGGATTTCACTTATGAGAGTCAACCCGGAATACTGGGAAGCGGACGATGACGTCCCTTCCTGGGGATACTTTGCGGATGGCAAATTGTACAACCTGTATGAGATGCCAGAGGCAGGAGCGGCGATGCCCACCAAATCCATGTGGTCGCATTCCATCGCCGCGCTGTACCTACTGAAGAACAACCTCGCTTGGCGGAAGCGAGTGCGCGATCACTACGTGGAGCTGCTGCCCGGCAAGCAGTACAAGTACAAAGACGGACCGCAGTTCATCATGCTCTTCGAGTCCGCTATCCCGGCGGCAAGGTATCTGTACCGCGAGACGGAGCTGGAATTGACGCTGAGCGCCACAGCACTCAACGACCGAGTGGTCAGCGGTGTAATCCGCAATCTGGCTCGTGCTTGGGGTAACCTGAACTCCAAGTTCTTTGTGGAATGGGTGGCGCTGGACATCGATTCCGGCTGTGATGAACAGGCCATAGTACCGAAACACTTCTTCGGAATCTATGAGAATCCCAGTGTGGTCAGCAAACTCATGGCCGCAATTCGAGGCGTGGAGTCAGTAGCGGAATTGAATGAGGCGCTGCGGCCCTGGATGGGGAATGATTATCGGAGGTGAATGCAGCAATGAGATTGACAGCCTATCATGGTAGTCCTAAGCCGTTCGAAAGCTTCACTGAGTACCGGAAACGGCCTAATGAAGCTGGCCAGCTACACTTCGGGTTCCACTTCGCTCTGTCGATTGATGATGCCCGGCGCTATGGTAGGTTCGTAGCCATTTGTGACATCGAGTACCACAAGGTATTCGATATGGATGTGACTGCAGCACCGGATAAGCTGCCGCCGGGGCATCTGGAAGTCGTAGAGGAGGTGCTCACCAGATCCCGTAACCGTCATATTCTGGACTGGGCGATCAGGGATAAGATGATTTACACCGGCGCTATCCAACGCGCCAGCAACAAACTGATCCGTGATGTACTGCTCAAACATGGTTTCGATCTGGTGAATTACATAGCGGAAGAGTGGGTAATGGTGGATCCCAGACACAAAAAGGCAATCCGCTACCCGGCAGTGATTGCTATGTATGCCCACCAGGTCAGGATTCGAGAATGGGATGTCATGACCAAAGAGGAGTGGGATAACTGGAACGAGCTGGAACGAGGAAGTACTAGAGCAAGACTGGATAGGAATGGGTGGTGAAGATGAGTATGCTGATGAGGAGTAGGGAGTTATAATATCGCCATGAAACCACTACTGCTTTCCGTTCTCGCTTCCACGCTCGCTTTCGGCGCTGATTTCGTCGCAGGCGGCGTGAATTGGAATCAATACGCGGCTCCGCAAGTCAATGGCTGGGGCAGCTACACAAAACAAGTAGCAGATCGGGTTTACAGCTTTAGCACAGCGGAGGTGACGTCACTGTCTCCGTCGAAGTTCCTCAGCCAGGTCTCATTCCGCACGGGTATTGCCACTCCGGTATTGGAACACTTCGGCCCGTTCACGGTCTACGCCACTGCCGATGCCGGTGTGGCTTCGAGCGGCGATAACGTAGGCGGCTCCTACTCCGGAGGCGGTGCTGTAGTAGCCCCTCTGGGCAAGGGATGGTTCCTAGTGATTCCGGTGCGGCTTATTAAGACCAGTCTCTCGGACCGACAAGTGGCAATCGGAATGGGAATCGGCTGGGGAAGGTAATAGCGAGTTCCGGCGCTGAGCAATGATACTGGGTAGTCAGCGCGGCTTCTGGCGCTGGAAGGCGAATACTGATACTGATACTGGTATGGCTACTGACACTAGCACTGACGTTGTCTACAAAGTGGTAATCACTTTGGGTTTAAGGAACCGGATGTGCTCTCCTGATTCCCCACTCGCGGTTGAGTACCGCATTGGGAAATGGTCTCAAGCTCCGGTGGGAGGGCTGTTTGCATTCTCCAGCCTCGCTGCAGCTAAGCGCTACGCGGGCCAGGACTCCAGGCTAGTGCTGAAGTGCCTGGCCCGTGGCAAGATGGAGCCTCCTAAGCGCAATCTGATACTCCGCTTCGATGATGAAACCGACATCAGCAGCGTGGGGCTGAAGATCGTTACGGATGCTTGGACCGGGCCGCCCCATGCGGATCCACCCCACTTCCCGCGAGGCACGGTCTGCTACCGCAAACTCAAGCCTATTGAGATCGTCGTCAATAGCAGTACCTGATACTCACACTCGATTTTGACTTCTGATACTCACACTCGATTTTGACTTCTGATACTCATCCCGCATTCGCAGCAACCGCTGCAGAATCTCATCCGCAGGCAATCCCACCGCACGGCTGAGCGCCGCTGTGTCTTCCCACCGAATTGGCAGTCTCCCCACCAGCAGTAGGTACAGCTTCATTCTGCTCATCCCACAGCGCTTAGCAAGTTCTGCTCTGGTATAGCGGTTGAGCACCCCAGCCCAGACTACACTGAACAATTCCGAGCTGGGCTTGCGACCTTTCATGGACATCAGTATACACAACATGTTGTGGATTTTCAGTGAGAGCCACTACATGTTGAGAGTATTGACACTGATACCGAGTGCGGCTAGGCTTTAGTTTCTAAACTGAGAATCGGAACTGAGAGCGGAGACCAATGACATATCATCAAGCGAAAGCCATCCTCGAAGCACGAAAGCAGTATCTGGAAGCCAGACTTACTGCAGTAGCGGACCTGATTGAGAGAGTCAAATCGATAACCAATCTCCCCCCGGATGCTGACATTCACGCCGCAGTGGTGCAACTGGCCTCAGCATATTTGGATTTCCTCACTGCTATGCAGGGAGAACTCAAGGCCAATCACAAGGGCGTAGTGGATGAGCAGGTGGAGCTCGAGCGGGCTGCGGTGAGATCCGTAATCATCCCGGGAGTCACGCAATGAGAAAGCGCAGTCAGGAGTCGGCCCAGGTTCTCGACGTCATAGCCAATGCCATCAACGGCGTCGAGAACCTACAAATGGATGAGGAGGCGTGGAATATACCCGCCGCCGACACCAAAGGCCATAGCGCGAAAGTCATTTCCCGTGTTCCCCCGGCGGTAGCAAGAGCCATTGAGCAGCTCGTGCAGTCGAAACAATACCCGTTTCCGACGTCGGATGATTTCATTCGCTTCGCCATTGTGCTGGCGCTGCGTGTTGTAAACCGCATTGCGCCGGGAGTGGTGACTACCATTTCCGCTTGCGAAGCGATCATCCGAGTGATGCGGGACTACGAAAACGAGCAGGCTATCCGCACTGCGGTAGAGCTCGCCTGCTCGAGTTGTGAGCAAATGCTATTAGACGGAGACAAGACCACGCTGGCGTCGCATATTGCCTACATAGACCACGCCATTAACAAAGTAAGTGACAGTAGCCAGTGGAAGAGGAGGTTTCAGGAGGAATGGAGATCTGTGTCCAAGCGGTATCGGGAATTCGTAGCGGAGTGATGTTCGAGGATCCCAAGTTCTTCTCAGAGCTAGCTCTCCCTTCGAAATTCACCGCCATGCGCCCGCAGCAGGCGCAAATGGCGGAGCGCATTGCGCTGTCGATGCTGGAAGCGAAAACCACGGTGCATGCGGCCCCTACCGGAGTGGGCAAAACACTGGCCTACGTTGCTGCGGGAAGGCTGGCGGCAGAGCGCATGGTGATTCTGACGGCCACAAAGACGCTACAGAATCAGATCCTGAGAGAGTTTCCCAAGCTGGTGGTGGATCTGAGAGGCGCTAGTAATTTCGAGTGCCACGATCATCCCGGACTCGACTGCGGACTATCGCGACGCTTGGGACATCATTGCCGGGAATGCCCCTACCAGCAGCAACTCGAAGCCGCGATGCGAGCGCCAGCGGTGGTGACCAATTACGCCATGTGGTTTGCGTTGCGGAAATCCGGAATCGCGTTCCCTGTGGATCTGCTGGTGATGGACGAGGCCCATATGGTGATGGACATGATCACCAGCCACTGCTCCGTGCGATTGTCGCAATCAGAACTATCTCAGCTCCAGCGCTATGAACCATCGCCGGAATCCGACAGCCCGAAGCGATGGGCGGAATGGGCGCTCAAAATCGAGCCTCAAGTTCGCAAGCTGCTCGAATCCTCAGCATCGGATCCGAAATCGGCTCGGAAAGCAGCGGCGCTGCACGATGCGGTTGTGAGATTGAGCGAGCTTCCCCCTACCGGCGCTATTGTTCGCCGTGGGAATTCCGATGCGGCGCTGTTTGCATCTCCCGTATGGGCTTCCGATTACGCCCGCCGATGGCTGTTCGGGAGCTGGAAGACGACGCTGGTTTCGGCGACTATCAACAAGGAGACCTGTTATCTGCTGGGGCTCTCCCCTGGGGAATTCACGCTCTATGACTATGAGAGCGAATTCCCGAGTGAGAACGGTCCCGTGTTCCTGCTACCGGATCCGGTGCTCAATCATCGTAGTGAGAAGTCGGATCTGAAGACCGCTATGCAGCATGCGCTGCATTGGATCAAGCAGCGGCAGGACCGCAAGGGCATTATCCATACGGGCAGCTACAACCGCACCATGCAAATGGTCGAGTTTCTGCGTGGCAGGGTGCAGCACCACCTGGTGTGGCATGCCAACGGCGCTGACGCTGCAGCCGCGATTCGGAATTACAAACTGTTTTCAGGACCAGCACTGCTGCTGAGTCCTAGCGTCGGAGTCGGACACGATTTCCCGGATGCGGAAGCGGAGTTCCAAGTGGTTCTCAAAGCCCCGTTTCCGGACCTGAGCGACCCGGTGGTCGCAGCGAGAAAAGAGAGCAGGCCAGTATACCCGCAGTACGTCATGGCCCAGAATCTGGTGCAGATGTGCGGTAGGGGACTGCGCCACCGCAATGATCGCTGTGAAACCCTGGTCGTGGACGGCTGCGCTCTGTCCGTATTCAAGCGCAGGCCGGGCATCTTTCCACAGTGGTTCCGCAAGCGTGTGGTGCAGAGCGAGTCTGTGCATCTGCTTCCGGATCCACTCCCCAAGCTGTAAAGAATTTGAATGCCGCTTATGGCATTCACGCGCCAGTGTGAGCGCTGGTGTGAGTACCAATATCAACTTTAGATTTGGAGGTCAACAATGCCTATCAGTCTGAACCCGACCACCTTTGTGAAGGGTGGTCTTGTCTCCGATGTGGATGTAGAAATCACGTCCGCTCGGTTCACCACTTACGATTACAACGGCGTCATCACAGACCCGCAGCGGCTGGTGTGCGCCCTCAAGCTCGACTACCGTGTGCTCGGTGATGACAGCGGTGCTGTCCATACCGATTACTTGTCGTTTGGCAAGGTCGCGGATTTCGTACCGAGCGATGACGGTAAAACCGTAGAGTCCGTGAGCGGCAAGACTCCGTATCAGGATACGGTGTTCCATTTGTTCATGGAGTCGCTGCGCAAAGAGGGCTTCGACGTCTCGAAGCTGGATTCCGGCGACATCTCCGTGATTGACGGTATGCAGGTGCACATCAAGCGCTTGCCGGTGCCGGAGTCCTGGAAGAGCCTGAATACCGGCAAGGGATCCGAGGGCCCGGCTCGGGAGCGTACTTACCTTGCGGTTACTAAGATCCTGCGCGAGGGCAAAGGCAAAGCGGCGGGGAAGCCCGCAGCAGCGTCAGCAGCGAAATCCGAAGTGAGTGAGGAGCTCCGGGAGCGGGCTTACTCGGAGGTTCTCAGCGTGCTCTCGGATGCAGGCAAGCCGATGAAGATCCAAAGCCTGCAGATGATGCTCATCAAGCGGCTGAACAAGTTACCGGCTGACGAGCGCAAAGCGGTGATCTCTCTGGCGGGCTCACCGGAATTCTTGGCCGGACGCGGCTTCAACGTTGAGGACGGCATGGTGTCGTTGCCGGAAGAGGTTCCCTTCTAGGAACGGCGATGCGGGCGGAACGGATTGACTACGAGTTCCGGTTGCCGGACCGGGATCCCGGAAGGCCTAGAGGCGTTCACCTCTCGGGCGTCATCCGGGCCGCCCTCCAGGCCTGCCATATGGATCCCTACGGAGATACTCCGGATGCGGCGTCGCAATTGCGCATGGCGGTAGGCTTGGCGTGGGAGGACTGGTATGGTCCCAGGATCCCCAATGCGATATATCATCCTGGGACCCTGTTCTCCAACCGGGTCTACTTCTCCGTGGACGCCATCGATGTCGATAACAAGCTGCTGCACGAGATCAAGACCACAACGTCGGCAGTGAAGCCGCCTACGGAGAACCTGTACTGGAATCTGCAACTGCAGGGGTATCTATGGTGCCTGGGAGAGGGTGAGTGGACTCGAGCCCGAATGCATGTGCTCCATATCGGACGCCAGTATCAATTAGCGATTTGGGATATCGAGTATAGCCCTGAGGAGTTGAAACAGACGTGGAAGAACATATTGGAACCGTATATCGATTTAGCGAAAGGAGAGTGAGCATGGATAGTGAAGTTCAGAATGTGATATCGAAACTCAGACAGACTGTGCAGGAGAATAACGAGCTTCAAGACGTGATGTCGAAGCTCGAAGCTCAGATGCAGGAGCTCGAGAAGCAGATGCGGGAATTGGAGAGCAATAAGCGCTGGATGCAATCTGAGCTGACACAGCTCACCAATGACCGAAACCGAGTCCGGGAGGCAGAGCGGGTAGTAGAGTCAATTTCCCTGTTTCTCAGGAAATACTATGCAACGGAAATTGACGCTGGCCTGCATTCCGGAATGAAGCTGGACGAGGTGGTATTCCGCTACCTGATGCGAGAGCGGAGATGGCATGAGGCTGGATTACTGTCGCGGATCATGATGGCGCTGCGAGGTGAGCTATGAGTACTGGCAGTAATAGCAGCTACTTTCGGAAACTCGAGACTACAGAGCAATCCTGGCTGACGGTGTGTAGCTACGGTCACGAGAAACGTGGCAAGACGTTCTGGGCGCTGTCGGCTCCGGGTCCGATTGCAGTAATCAGTTCCGACGCCGGTACAGAAAGCGCTGTCAGGCAATGGCAGCGAGCGGGAAAAGAGATCCTGCTGTTCCAGCACACTGTGCCGCCTGTGGGATTGAAGATCGATGCCTACGAGAAGGCTTGGGATGCTGTAGCCGGAGCGCTCTATGAGGCCATGACCTCAAAGCAGTTTCGCAGTATCGTAATCGACACCGCAACCGAATTCTGGGAACTGCTGCGCCTGGCGCGATTCGGGCGCTTGGCTAAAGTCATGCCGCACAACTACGGCCCGGTGAATGCGGAATTCCGGGCGCTGCTCAACAAAGCTGCTGCGAGCGGCAAAAACAGCATCTGGATCCACAAGGTCAAGAAGGTTTACAAGACGAATAAAGACGGCGTGGACTCCTGGACCGGAGAGTGGGAACGCGCCGGATTCGCGGACTTCGGCTATATTGTGGACCTGGTTGTCAAACACGTCACCGTGAAGCTCGAGGGTGGTGGTGTGGAATTCCAGACGCACGTTGTGGATTCCCGATACCGGCCTACGGTGCTCAACGGCAGCGTGTTCAGCGGCATCATGGCGCTGTTTCCGGCAATCGCTATGGAAGCGTTGCCGGAAACTGATGCTGAGAACTGGGATGACGGCGTGACGGCGCCGGAGGTGTAGTGATATTCACATCGATGATCCGAGTTCACTCTCACAATGGAGGAATGAGATGGATATGAATTTGTTTCCAGATGGCACAGCCGCTTTCTATGACGATTGCGGTTACGAGGTGGGTGCAATCCGCGATTGCAGTAGGGAACTGGCCGAGAAAGTGATGGACCTGGTCAGTGAGTATATAGACAGACAGGAAAGGGAGTTTGCGCGTTGGAACAACCTGAATCTACACTGCAAGTGGCTGGGAAAGCACCTCACTGTCTACATCGGAGACCGTGTTCGGAGATTGGAAGTGAATCTGGATGTGGACTACGAAACCAAACAGCGGATTGCGGAATTCCTTTTCGAAGTCTGCAATACGGTGATGGATGAAGTCGGAGCGGAAGGGAAACTGATTTCCAGCTATGATCTGGATTGATGACCGCGAGGGCAGTTCTCGTCTTCTGGAGCCACTGCGTAAGCTGGGCGCGGAGTGTGAACTTCGCCGCCTGGAGTATGGAGACGCCTGCTGGAGCGGGAATGGCCCTCACGGACCCTGCCTTATCGGGGCTGAATACAAAACCGTAACGGATCTGCTGCAGAGCATGCGCACCGGGCGTCTGTGCGGGCATCAGCTTCCGGGAATGAGTGTGGAGTATGCACGGCTATACCTTATCGTCGAGGGGATTGTGCGGTCGGATCCACATTCCGGAATCCTGCAGCAGTTCCGCTATGGGAAGTGGACCGATGTTCGCGTGGGGCAGCAGAAATTCATGTGGCGGGATTACGAGTCCTATCTCACGTCGCTGGATACGCGCATTGGAGTGCTGGTGCGCAGATCGAGCAGTGAAATTGAAACCGCGATGCTGCTCATGACGCTGCAGCAGTGGTGGCAGAAGGATTGGGATGAGCATGGGAGCCACAAAGTGATTTACACTCCGGACCCCAGGTCCACACTGCTGGTAGCTCCCAGCACTCTGCGCCGGGTAGCAGTGCAGTTGCCCATGATCGGCTGGGAGCGAAGCCGGGATGTGGAGCGGGCATTCCGCACCATCCGCCGCATGGTGGAAGCAGACGAGCAGGACTGGATGCAAATTCCAGGAATCGGAAAGGGTATTGCCAGGAAAGTCAGAACGGTTATCAACGAGGGGGACTGAATGTCACAATCGAGAATTCGCAGTCATCAGTGCCAGTATTATCAAAGCTCATTGTGCCCGAGGAATTCCACAGTGGTTCCCGCTTCGGGGAATCCCAAGGCGGATCTGGTCATCATTGGCGAGGCTCCCGGCGAAACGGAAAACGAGAAGGGCATTCCCTTCTGCGGCGACAGCGGTACGATGCTGAATCAGCTCTACTTGCCCTATGTGAATCGCAAGCGGGAGCAGGTGCTGGTTACCAATGTGGTGAAGTGCATGCCGGATCTGCATCGTGGGGCCAGAACCCCCAGCCAGGAGCTGATTGACCACTGCGCATCTTGCTACCTAGATCAGGAACTGGCATCTAGTCCTGCTACCGTAGCCATCGCTCTGGGCAAGATTGCGGCGCATAGGCTGGGACTCACTGGCAGTATGGATGACCTATGCGCCGTGCCGCATTGGAGCTCGGAACATGCTATGTGGATTGTGCCGAGCTATCACCCAGCGGCAGCTGTGCGGTCCGAAGGACGCATCTCCAAGATCATGCTGAGCATCATGCTGTCGTTTTCCGTAGCGGGAGAAATTCTGAGAACTGGAACAGCGCCGATAGATGATATCGAAGCTCGCTACTGCAAGGTGGAGTCGGAATCGGAAATCGAAACCGCTCCGGTGATGGCAGTCGATACGGAAACGGCGGCGGATCAGGTAGTGGTGATGAGTTGGGCCACCGCTCCCGGAGTGGCATTCTGTACCTGGAATCGGGATGTGATGCAATCCGTGCTGCGTCGGGCGTCTGTGCTCGTATTCCACAATGCACCCTACGATGTGGACTATCTCAACCGCAGCGGCATTGAGATTCCGGATCACGTTCAGATTCACGATACGATGCTCGCAGCCTACTCGCTGCGCACATTGCCTTTGGGACTCAAGCCGCTGTCACGGATTCTGCTGGGCATGGAGATGCATGATTACGATGAGGCGATTCGACCTCATATCATGCAATCCCTAGCGGAGTGGGCCCGGCGGGAGCAGACGCGGCTGGAATTCGAATTCCCGATGGTGATTCCGAATCGGGAATACGGCACGGAAATGGAGATCCTCATGCGTGGCCGCAGTGAGACTCTGGCGCATTATCGAAAGCGCATTGCGGATCACATAGCCGAGATCTGGAGCGCCTACGAGCAGCATGCTCCTCAGTGGGTTGTCCACAGCGAGAACGAGAAGCAGGACCGAGCGCTGAAAGAAGTGCAGAAGCTGCTGCTCGATTGCAGCCCGGTAATGGAAATCCATAAGAAACTGGGAAAGCTGATCCGGTTAGCGGAATCCGGCTCGGATTCTACATTCACTCTGGCTGCGGAATTCACAGGCGCTCCCCATCCTGACATTCGCTGCTGCTCGCCGGATGCCGTAATCCGTTATGCCTGCCGTGACGCGGATGCCACACTGAGGCTGTGGTCCGTGCTGAGCAAGGAAGTGGGAGTGAATATAGGAACCAATAGTGAATATGAGAACTGATGAGGAGAATCGGGAATGACGATTACCAGCTATATCAATACCAAAGTGGAGATTCGAAAGTCGGAGCATGGAGCGGATCTGATTGTGCTCGGCGATGATGATTCCGCGCGTCGCGTACTGGACATGTACATGGGAGCGATGTTGAGGATGAATCTGGATGTGCTGCCACACTGCAAAATCGAGCTTGGAGCGATTCGGACTCCAATGGAAGAATCCGAAATGCACAACTGGTTGCTGGCGGTGGAGCAGTATTACAGCCGCACTCGGAAGTGCAGTCATAATATCCACTCTCTGGTGAATGAGCTGCTGCGGCGCGGTGTATCGAGAAAGGATCTGGCTTCCATCATGGGCATCAGTTACCCCAGGATGCACCATATCGTCCACGACGCCAATGCTACTGTATCCTCGGATACGGCGCATAATCTCAGGGAGTACATCGAGAAGCACCATCCGGATCTGATACGGGACTGGTCGGTGGCGGCGGCGGACAGCAAAGCCCGCAATCCAAACTGGTTGCGGCGTCAGAGGTGAATGTGAATGCGAATAGTGATAGTGAAGGAGGGAATATGAATGCAGGATTGGTATTCGGATCGATTTCAGCTATTGCGCTGGCTTCAGCCATGCTGATGTATCTGGACTCGCTGAAGCCACTGTTTGGCGGATTGGGTGTGATTCTGACAGCGTTGCTGATACTGATCGCCGCCAGCCCCACTCTGTGCCGGATCCTAGCGGCAGTACTGCTGTCTATTGCCGATGGAGCTGATGCCGCTAGGCGAGTACGGCGGCACAAGCGCAGTGAGTATCTGCGGCAGTTCCGCAATGCCAGTGGTGATCATCGGTTCTATGCTGTGAATTCCGATACTGAGTGTGAGCAATGAGAACCACACTGTACGGTGGGGTGAGGATCGTAGATCATCCTGACCCCGCCAACGTCTACAAATTGGATCTGCAATGCCTGCCGATGATCTACGAGTTTCACCGGCACGGACTGCTGGCGGACCGGGATAGGTTTGCGCAACTGGAAGTGGTATTGAACGCCGAGATCTCGGATCTGAATGAGAGACTGGCGATTGAGGTTGGGCGGGAAGTGAATGCCGCCAGCAGTGATGACGTACGAAGCTTGCTGATCCGGGAGCTGGGATTGTCCGCGCCTCTGGGATTCCAAATGACTCGCAGTGGTCAGATTAGCATGGACAGCGAGCTGCTGCGCTCGATGCGGGGCCAGCACCCGGCGGTGGATATGATCCTGCGCATCCGGGAGCTGCGAAAGCTGGTGAATACTTACGTCGCCAAGCTGCCGCAGATGCTCAACGCGGAAGGCCGGTTGCGCACCACGTTTCGGCATACGAGCACCGAGACGGGGAGGCTCAGCAGCGAGAATCCGAATCTGCAAAACATTCCCGCCCGCACCAAGACTGGCATTGAGATTCGCAATTGCTTCCGCGCCGCACCCGGCAATCTGCTGATATCGTGTGACCTGAGTCAAATCGAGATGGTGCTGGCAGGGCATCTTAGCGGTGATGAGAATATGCTCCGCGCATTCCGCGAGGGCATCGATATTCACACCCTCACTGTGTTCTCCGCATTTCAGATGTCGGAAGCGGAGAAGCAATATTATATGCGGCTGTCGAAGATGGCCAAGCGCGAGGATAATGGGGAAACGGTTGTCTGGACCGAAGACGAGCGCCGGGACTGGAAGCAATTCAAACAGCAGAAGCGCTTGCCAGCCAAGACGGTGGGATTCGGCATTCTCTATGGACAAACAGCTCCGGGAGCGCAATGGAACATCGTAGACCAGGGTGGGCCGGTGCTGAGCATCGAGACCTGCGAGGGCATCATCAGCGGGTTTTTCAACGCCTATCCAGGCATCCGGAACTGGATGCGAGAGCAGGAATCCCGTGCTCGCACTCGCGGCATGGTGTGGGACATGTTCGGTCGGGTTCGCATGCTGCCAGCGGCGATGAGCGAGATTCCCAGGATTGCTAGGAAAGCCGTCAGGGAAGCTGGGAATATGCCTATTCAATCCAGCGCCCAGGGCATTATCAAACTCGCTATGGCCGAGGCGATGGAATTGGTGAAACGCTACCGGCGGCAGAATTACGTTGTGATGCCGCTGCTACAAATTCATGATGAATTGGTTTTTGAGGTGAGTGAGGATTGCGCAGAACGTTTTGCGGTCGATCTCAGAGATATCATGATCGGCTGCGTGGATTTGAAAGTACCCCACAGCGCATCGTATTCAGTAGCCGAGCGGTGGGGAGAGCTGAAATGAGAACGGAGATCAGAATGGAGACCATTACAGACATTCGATATGATGCATCGATTCCGGAGTCAGACCGGAGGCAGGCAGAGCGGAGACTGATTGAGTATCTGGACTTGCGGAGCCAGGTCCGGGAACTGGAACAGAAAATGAATGCGGCTAAGGAGGTGCTGACCAACATTCTCCTAGCGAATTCCGTATTCAAAACCAGATACGAGGCTTACAACATCTCACTGCGACGCCAGGAGCGGCGCACGATCAGCAAGCAGAAGCTGATCGAGAACGGTGTGAGTCCGGAGATCATCGCTCGCAGTGAGGATGTGACCGACTATCTGGTGCTTGATGTCAGAGAGACAAAGCAGAAATTGAATGCGAATAGCGGTATTCAATAGCGGCATTCAATGTGCATAGTGAGATTGAAAGGTGGCATTCAATGCGAGTACTGATCACAAATCCACGCGTGGCCGCTGTGATCCGGCGTCGCCACACGACGCTGGTTGTACTGCGAGAACGGAATCAGGATGTGGAACTGATGTTCACATCGTTGCAGTTGCTGGAGCAGCTCGCCGACAACATCGATGATGGCGTAGCAGCGGCGCTGGACGGGATGGCGGGCACGCAGTGGAACAACCCGAACATTCCGCTGCCGAAGCGCAGAATCGATGAGGAATACGGGGACCTACTTTACGATGCCGGGCTGCTGGACCGCCCGGAATTCATGCGTCGATCTCAGGGCAGAAATCAGGTTCAGGATTCGGATTCGCGTCGGGCTCCGGTGCGGAGTCCAACTCAGGATTCGGATTCACGTCGGGCTCCGGATTCGCCACGGGGCCCTCGCGTCGAGAAGCTCGGCGGCGTGAATCCGGAGCGTGAGTAGTGATACCGGCGTTGGTTACCAATACGGAATCGCCTTCCCATTTGAACTTGTGATACCAGTCCCAGAGCTCCTGGTGGGCCGGGAAGCGCAGGCCCATTTCATGGCCGGGCACGGAATCCACGAGCTGCTTGGCCTCGGTGAGCATCTGGTACGCCATGCGGAACAGGAACACTGCATGGCGACGGATGTAATTGATGCGCATCCGGTAGGTTTCCGATTTTGACAAGCACCGGCGGCTGCAATAGCGCTTCTGCCAGCCGCCATGGTGCACAGTGGGGTCGAACTCTGTTCCACAGATCGGGCATTGCATAACCGGATTATAACTGGCATTGACATTGGGTATTGACCTCGATATCAATGCCACTCTACACTGTGGCTATGCGGGCTGACAGATACCTGACGTCGCTCCAGAGCCGGGAGGCGGAACAGGAAGAGCGCTGGACAGTGGACACAGTGCGGCGCTACCCAGAGGAGATTCTGCGGTACATCAAGGACTACGTATTCGACTTGGGCGTGGAGGTTCCCGGCGACCCTGCGGATCCAGATGTGGCGGTGAGTCTGTGTTTGACGCTCAACGCCGCATGCAAATTCGCCGGGGGAAACTACGCATTGAAACCCTGGTGCTGGGTAGCAGCGGCCCAAGTCGGATCCGAGCACTGGCGGGAGTGGGACAGCGGGGGTCCGGGGTGGGTATGGTATGTGGCATCCCCTATGGCTCCTCACCATGTCGCCGGTGCGCATGATCCCTACCATGAGATCGAGGATCTAGTCGATGCTGTTGGTCAGGATTGGCCGGAGCGTGAAAGCTCCTGGGATGGGCGCTGGAGGCAGCCGTGGGCCCCTGAGATCGCGCAGGGATGGCCGAAGCGAGTACGGAGAGCGGCGAGGAGGGTGCTGAGATGAAAGTAGGCTGGTTGGACAGGCGGAAGGGGATATCCCGAATCGACTGGGATCCATACACAGAAGAGGATCAAATCCGCACCGTCATTGACGCTCTGTACCGTGAGGGAGCCAGGGTCAACGTGGTTTTGAAGTGGGACGGGTCCTTCCATGATCCCGACTATCGTCCCTATCTCATCGTGGGACCTGGAGTGCAAAAGCCACTGTCGAAACCGGAGCTGCTGGAGAAGATCATGAAGGCAGGGCAGCAGTGGGCCCGGGCGTTCGAGTTGTCGCGACGGGGATAGCGGCATCACCTACCACCACCAGAAAATCACCTTACGACTCGCAAGTCGTTGAAAACAAAGGAAATTTAGTTTCTAAAAAGTGCGCCGTGGGTATTGACATTACTAGTGAGATGTCGCATACTCGAATCGTAGGAGGAACGATGGAGTTGACAAGGAAGCAGAAGCGGGCCGTCCGGCTCGCAGCGGGCGCTCGCCCGCACGTCCCCGTGGCGGTGATCCCGGGGTCGGATGCCGCTCCGACCCTGATGGGGGAGCGGTGGCATTTCACCACCCGCTCCGGTAGGATCATACTATATCCACAGGCGTATTCTCGCCGTGGATGGAGTAATATGTTTTACTCCCCCTCCACCCTTCGGGTGGAGGTCGGCGACCGCTGGGTCGCTCAGAATCTCGTGTAGGAATCGAGCCCCAGGGCTGTGTCCCCTGGGGCTTTTCGTTTAGGAGGGCATTATGATAGCGGGTGGATGGTGGTCACCAAATGACCACGGAACAAAGCATCGGTTCATCCCGGCCCCGCCTGAGGGTCGGGAACCCCGGCTCGTCCGGGTGGTGGAGATCGTGCGCCACCACCCCATCAGCGGCTCCAGGAGGGAGCTGGTGGTGTACGGCACCGGGTCCATCGGTGCCCAGAAGGGGGAGCACAATGTGCTCTCCCGCCGGATGCCCGAGTGGGCCCGGGATATCCTTACCGCCATGGCCCAGGCGGCAGGGGACAACGGGGCCGAGGTGCTCCTCTCATGGGAGGGGAGCGCTGGCTCCTATGCCTTCTGGAACCTCCCGCTCGGAGTGCGCACCGCCTCCGAGTGGGAAGCCGCTACCACCTCCGCCATCCGCCGCCGAGAGGAAGCGGCGGAACAGAAGCGCCGCGCCCAGGCCGAGGCGTGGGCGGCGAACATCAACGCCGCCCTGGCCCAGGCGGCTGGACCCGATGGCCTGTGGGAGGGAGTCACCGCCGAGTGGCTCCTGTCCAGGCCAGAGCTGTGGTGTGCGTATGGATCCACAGCGCCTGACGGTGCCACTGCTGGCACCGCCGTCCGCGCCGACGGCACGACGTATACCGTCGTGCTGTTCAAATCCTTGCTGCGGGACAACGGGACGCCCAATTGGCGTCCCCACGAGATGATCAGGCGCGTCGACGCTTGACCATCCCACCCGACCCGCCTGACGAGCCCTGGTGGTGCCAGGGCGAAACACCCCAGCTTCGGGGTGTCGTGGGAAACCATAGAGGAGGAACCGCAGTGAAAGTATACACGATTTTCCGCTACGGGCAAGTGGAGCCTAAAATCCACGTCGGACCCGACCGCACCATCGCGGTCGGAGAGCCCGGTCGCGGGCGCGAGCGGGTGCTCGTGCCCGTGCCCAATGGGGTAGAGCTGATCCCGGAGGGGAGCGATGGGGGCTTTGCCTTCACCAGCGCCCCTGGAACCGGGGCTCTGATCCTAATCCGGGATCAGAGCGGTTTTCGAGGATCCTGGGTCCTCGGCGGCCCATTCCGATTCACGGGCTGCCCTCAGGAGAGGGAGATTCCCTACGGGGAGGGAGAGTGTCCCCGCTGTGGGGGTAGGTACGCGCACCAGTCCATGGTGCTCGAGGACCTCCCTGCTGAGGTCCGGATTCTGGCCCGGGGCCGCTGTGCCCAGGGAATGGCGGGCCGCGCCGGTGGCGGGCCCGAGTACCTGCTCTGGGCCCCAGCAGGGACAACCCTTGGGGTGTCCCGTAGCGGGCGCACCTACGGGTCGCCCACCGAGTACTACATCAGGGTGGCGGACGATGGCTCCGTCACTCTCACTGATGTCATTGCCGAGGCCAAGAGCCGCGAGGCGGAGTCCGCCTTCGCGGCGCTGCTGCGGCAAGCACTGGAGTCCCCTACCGAGGAGTGATCCCCGGTAGGGGATTTTGTTTTCCCCCGCCTGACGAGACCAGATGGTCCCTGGTCGAAACTCCCCACTGGGGAGTAGTGGGAAACCGCAGGAGGAACCGATGGAGTTTTTTACACGTCGATTTTCCCGACCTAGGGGCTACTCAGACCCCTACTGGTACGGGGATGATGAATTGGAGCAGATCATCTCTGCTCCGGAGGGCAGTCTCATTGTCGACCTCGTAGACTGCCCGTGCGGGATGCGGCACCCGCTTGGGATTCAGGACCCGAGCGGGAAAATCGTCTACTGCGCGGATCACATCCGTGCAGCGAGGCCCGAGGACCACGACCGTCCCGGGCTGGGAGAGTGGTCGTAGGAATCAGCACCCCTGGGATTTTCCCAGGGGATTTTCATTTAGGAGGAACCATATGCGCTTTCTGGTATGTCCCATAGCGGATCCTGATCCCCAGGATCCGGAACGAATAGAGAGTCCACAGCTTCATCCGCCCGTGGCGGATTTCGCCACGGCTGTGTCCGCATATAACTATGCGGACAGGATGGGCTCAGCTTTCGACCGTGGTCTCGCGGTCGTAGACGTGGCCGACAGGAGTGTGGATTTCGGCGATGAAATCCACTTTTACGACGAGTTACCGGATCATTGTGATCCGGAAGGACCCATTGTGTGCTACGAGACCGAGTCTGGCATGCTCGTAGGTTTCATCTCGGAGCGTGCCGAGGAGCGTTATCTCCGCGCCGCCGAGCGCGGGGAAATGGTGCCGCTGAGGGACTGGACCAGGAATGTGGTCTGGTCCCGCCGTCGTCGCGCGGACCTGGCGGAAGAAGGCATGCTGATGTCGTAGTCACTAGCCCCATCGGGACCCGGTGGGGCTTTTGATTTGTGGAGGCGTTGATGACAAAGCAGAAAGAGCATTCGGACGATGATCTTAACATCGTCCTGGAATTGCAAGAAGCACGCCGCATGTCTGCACTTTGCGTGTGCGGTCATGCGCGTGTTTTTCATTTGGGCGATCCCGAATCGCAATGGGGCCATGATGGCCCATGCGAGTTCGCGGATTTCAATTGTGTCTCGTTCAGGGAGGCATAGAATGCAGATCTCTTTCCGTCACCGAAACCTCTATGACGGTGAGGAATACCCCCGTCATGGGGTAGTAGAAGTCACACTGAACAAGCCCTACGAGGGCATGGTCACCGTCAGCCCTCTACGGGGATGCGCCCCGGAATCCTGGTTGCTGCTACACATTCTGGCGGCAGCGAAGGTGATTGATATGCGTTACCAGGACGACGCATATCGAGTTTGGGTCGAGGTTGGATGGCGCTACGGTGACCACGAATGTAAGCGCCTGGGTCTCACTGAGCGCCGAGGTCAGAGTGGCGCTTACTGGGCCCACTACTGGCAGCTCAACCCGGACGGCAGCCGCCACCACGCCGTAGCGGGCATTCACGTCTCGAGTAAGGGAAGGCTGAATCAGGAGATCTGGGGGTATCCGGACCTCCTGATTACAGGTGTGGAGATGGTGTGCCCGCATCCGGACGATTCTCCGGTGGACGTGCGGGTGCTGAACCCCCTTACCGAGATCTACCACCCGCCGCCGCTGTGGGAGTATGCTTTCCCTATCGGCGACAAGTGGCGGCGACCAGAGCCGCCACAGCCGTCGGGTTTCTTGGATGCTCTGATGAAAGGAGAAACCGATGACAACGTATGAGTTCGTTGAGAGACTCGTAGAAGAGAATGGACTCCAGCCCATTCTGGATGCCAAGTACGACGGTAGTATCGTCGACTTCATCCGGGTCAATGACCTCGATGACCCGTTTGGGGAGCTGCCAATAGCCTCCTATGGCGTCGAGAACCTGGAGGACTACATCCTCAGCATTTTTGCTGAGGACCAGCATGAGATAGAACAGGCGGAGCGAGAAGCCGCAAAGGAGCAGAGACGGGACGAGGCTGTCGATAGACAGTATCGGTTGTACCACGGGAAAGTGGAGCCGCTCATGGAGCGGGCTGTCACTTACGCATTGCAGTACCCGGAGCTGTATTCGGTATATGAATCCGGCTCCAGCACCTACATTCACGGACCGAGTGGCACCATTCGGTTCTCAGATCACGGTCTGCCCATCGACTATTACGATTCGGAAGGCAGACCCGTATATCGCGGTGGATGGCGAAAACGGGGTCCCCTAGCGGACATCGGCTACGAATCCGCTCCGGATCTGAGCGTTGACCCCACAACCATATCCGGCATCGATTGGCCCACTGTGGAATCGATGCTGGAGAGAATAGCAGAATCAGAATCAGAATCAGAGGAGGAACAATGAACTACAGAATCAAAGGTCACATCTTTTGGCGTCTGACCAACGCCATTGAAAGTCTCAGCAGCAGCACTGATGTCACCATCCGCTACCGTGGCGTAGCGGCGGAAGTCGATGGTCGGTGTTCGATGTACCGGAGCCACCGGGGCGTCACATACCGTCCCGATCTCGGTGTATCGGGAGTGTGGAACCGGAAGCATGCACTGGCCTTCGATGTTCCACCTGAAGGTCAGGATCCCCCGCCGCTGCTCGGGCCGGATTTCCGGCTACTCCGTCAGGAGTGGCACTACGCCTACGTTCCTACGTCGTTGCTGGAACCCCTGGCACGGGGGTTCCGGTTTTACTTCGGCAGAGCACCATGGGAAAACGATACCCTGGTCCATGTTTGGATCGCCATGCCCAAGCTGGCAGGGTGGGATGATATGGGCCGTCCTATTTACGAAGAGGCAGTGGAAGCGGAAGCACAGGCGGAATCCGATTCACCAGTGCTGCCGCCAATCGAGTAGTGAAATTCAATAGGAGGAACGAATATGGCTATCAGTAGCATTCTCAATCTCACGCAACACACTGCTACTCCCGAGCAGAAAGCCCAGGGGGTAGTAGAACCCGGAGACATCAACAAGCGGCAGATACAGAATCTACTCACCTTCTCGTCTATCCCCACGCAGCGGGAAATCATGCTGCGTGCGTCGGTGCTGGCTGAAATCGCCGACGGCTACGGATGTGACTCCGCGATGATCGGCGGCGCTCCCTATCTCATGTCTGCTTTGGAGCATGAACTGCGAGCGCTCGGCATTCAACCCCTCTACTCATTTACCTTGCGGGAGTCCGTAGAGGAACCCCAACCGGACGGCAGTGTGCGCAAGGTAGCGGTATTCCGCCATGTGGGCTTCGTTGAGCCGCCGGAGGTGAAATCATGACCAGAGACGAGGTGGTTGCGTGGGCCGAATCCCACGGCTGGAAACGCGATTCCTGGGGTCACTATCAGCGAGTGACTCCTCAGGGCAATCGCTACCGGCTGAAGCTCAGCCGCATCGCGGCGCGGTATGAGGTACGAACTGAGTACGGGTGGGTGCGTCTGATGAGTGGATACTATCGGGATCTCAGCATCAATGTCGACGGTAAACTGAGTGGCATGAGGAGGTAGGAGGAACCATGACGAGAGAGGAGTCGATTCAGGAGCTGCGGTCCGCGATGGACCGCATTCTCGGTCTGCTGTACTTCGGATCTGGAGATGAATCTATCTCCGACACCATGTATGATACCCTTATCCACAATCATCGCACGGTGCAGCAGCGCTTCATCAGCAACATTGTGAAGGTGCTGCTGCGCTATGCGGACGAGCATCATGATCTGCGCAACGAAGCCGCAGTGCGGCTGTGCGGTGAAATTCGTGATGCTGTGGAACGGAGTCGGTACTGGGGCCCGCGCGGGCTCCCGTACTACTAAGGAGGGTACATGTGGGCAACCATTTTGGCGTGGACGGCTGGAGCGCTTCTGCTAGCGCCAGGTGCTATGTCATACCTAGCGCTAGCGCCCGCAGCAGCACTGCTGTGGGTGGTGAGCGAGGACGGGGAATCGGCAATACGCAATGCGATTCCGGGTTTTCTCAGTGGCGTCGCAGTGTCGGCGCTGAGCATCGCATTGGCGCGGGAGGCAGATTCAGTGCCAGTAACGATTCTGATTCTGTTGTTACTGGTGGTAGCAGTAGTGAAATCAATCACGGTAGTCAGAGAGAGGAGGGAGAAGGAATGATTAGCAGATATGAGAGTCACTACGAGTCTCCGTATGAGAAGGGAGAAGTGAGATTCACTGAGCGCTCCCACAGTGGCTGTGGGCTAGCCATCGCGCTACTCGCACTGATAGCGCTTGCTGGTGGCCTTGTTGCTACGGGCTACTGGCTAATCCAGTCGGGAGGTGCGCTGTGAAGATCAGGAAGCGCCCGTCAATGCGCACTCTCATTCGGCATGTGGAAGCCGGATCCGATTCCGGTTATTGCACTCGCTGCTGGACACTACATCACGGCATCGAGCCGGACGCCAAAGCGTATATCTGCTCCAACTGCGGTGCTCACGCCGTATATGGTTGCGAGGAGCTGATCCTCATGCAGGAGGCGAACGAGATATGAGGCCGGAAAACATATGCTGTGGTTCTGGAGGTGAGTTATGATGCCGCAGCCGAATCGTGTACTGAAAGTAGCACCCTCGAAACTGATACTCGAGGACAATCTCCGTACAGCAGACCTCAAGGTGCAGCAGATGGTCGAGGACCTCATCTCGGTGGGCTATCAGCTGCAGCCCATCGGAGTGCGCCAGGAGAAGACCGGCTACCGCGTCGTCTATGGTCATCGCCGCGCGGCGGCGCTGCAGTTGATAGCGAAAAAGAAGCTGGTTCCGGACTACTCGCCGCTGAGATCCGCCGTGGTAATGCTGCTCCCCGCGAATGTGGATGCCGAGCATGCCCAGATTGCGGAGAACAGCGCCCGGATGGATTACACACCCATTGAAGTCGCGCAGATTGCCAAGCGCCTTCAGGACCGAGGCGTACCTATGAAGCGCATCGCAGAGATGTTTGGGCGCTCCCCAGCCTGGATATCGCAGCATTTAGGCCTGTTACGGTTGCCGGAACAGGTACAGAAACTGGTGGGGAATCAGATTACCGCATATGAAGGTTATCTCCTGTCTCAGTTGCGAGAGCAGCAGGCGATAGAGAGAGCGGAGGCCCTGCTGAGAGAGCGGAAGCTGGAGTCCACAGTGGGAGCAATCACTACTGAAACCCTGACTCCGGAGCCGAAAGCGAAGGTGAATTCCCATTCCGATTCACACCCCCGTGTCGGAGGGCATTTCTCACGCACACGGGTCATTACTGAGCTCGGAGCTGTAGCGCGGAAACTACCTTCCGACAATGAAGTCAGCGCTGTGGTGCACCTTGTAATGCGCCTGCTGCGTGGTGAGAAGTCTGTTCAGGACTTCATTTCCGACCTGCGGGAGTTAGTCCTATAGTTTCGAATTCGGTGGCAATTATGGCATCCATAACGTATCTCACTTACCGTGATGGCCGATACGTCTGGCTGGGAGGTTATGACACCAGATCGATCCCCAAAGAGGCTGGCATGTCTTGGGACCCCAACATGCGGCGGTGGTGGACGCCTAATCCCGAGGTGGCACTGAAGTTGCGGAACTATGCGGATGCGGCTGCAAGTGAAGAACTTAACGCTCACATCCGCCGCCAGAAGCAGGAGATGGAGTCCAGCGCTGCGACCGATGCGGATATCTATATCCCGGTTCCGGATGGACTAGCTTACCTACCCTATCAGAAGGCCGGTATCGCCTATGCGGCTCGGAGACCAGCAGCGCTGATTGCGGATGAAATGGGACTGGGCAAAACCATTCAGGCCATTGGACTTATCAACTACGATATCAGCATCCGGCGCGTGTTGGTGATTTGCCCGGCGTCACTGAAAATCAACTGGGCGCGGGAAATGGACAAATGGCTGGTACGGAAGCTGTCCATCGGTGTGGCATCGAGTACGGAGTGGCCGGAAACCCATGTTGTGATTATCAATTACGATATCATTGACCGTCACATTGAGCACATCCACTCCGTGCTCTGGGACTTGTTGGTGCTGGATGAGGCCCACTACGTCAAGAATCCTGACGCCAAGCGCACCAAACTGATCCTGGGAAAACGCACTTGGGATCCGGAATCAGGATCCTGGATTGTACATCAACGTCCCATCGAGGCTCGGAAGCGATTGGCGCTTACCGGAACTCCGATTCTAAATCGACCGCAGGAGTTCTGGAACATCGTTGACTTCTGCACTCGACATCTGAGCTACCAGCAGAAACCAGAGCACTTCCGCAGCCGCACTCGCTTCTACGCCCGCTATGCAGGCTATCAGCAGGGCTATTACGGATGGGAGTTCACCGGACCACAGAATCTAGAGGAGCTCCAAGCCGAGGCCAGACGCCTATTTATGGTGCGCAGGCTGAAGTCCCAGGTGCTTACGGAATTGCCGCCGAAGATCCGGCAGGTTATCGAAGTCCCCAGTGAGGGCTTTGAGCGAGTGCTGGATGAAGAGCGCAAAGCCTATCAGAATGCCAGTGACCGCATCGCCGAGGCGCGTAGCAAGATGCTGGTGATGCGGGCCAGCGGCAGTGAAGAGGAGTACCGAGAGGCGGTACGGGAGCTGCGGGCGGCGTATACCGTGGCGTTCAGCGATATGGCGAAAGTGCGCCACATGGTAGGTATCGCCACACTCAAAGCGGCGTCTGCTCTGATTGAGGAGATCCTGGAGAGTGGAAACAAAATCGTGTTCTTTTGTCACCACCACGATGTCATTCACGGCCTACAGGAGATCTGTGAAAAGAAACTGGGTCCCGGTTCCACCGTGCTGTTCTACGGTGAAATGAGCGCTGAGAATCGGCAGCAATCCGTGGACCGGTTCCAGAATGACAAGTCCGTGTTGGTATTCATCGGCAGCATCCAGGCTGCAGGCCTCGGTATCACACTCACCGCCGCATCTCACGTTGTGTTTCTCGAGCTGGATTGGGTGCCATCCAACATAGCGCAGGCTGAAGATCGACTGCACCGTATCGGCCAGCCGGAATCCGTGCTGGTGCAGCATCTGGTGCTGCAGGATTCACTTACGGCGCACATGGCCAAGGTGTTGGTCGAGAAGCAGCAGGTCATCGAAACCGCCCTGGACGGCGATTACTCCTCTCCCTATGCTCAGGAAGTAGTGGTGCCTGGGGAGACGGAATCAGAAGTGAGTACGGCTACTCGAGCCAGGATTGACGTCGAATCCGAGAGCATCACTGAGGAGCAGGTATTCATTGCTCAGAAGTTCGTCCAATACTTGGCTTCCGTCTGCGATTATGCATCGCAGCTTGATTACTCCGGATTCAACCGCTACGATGCCGCGTTGGGGCATGCGCTAGCAAAGCGAGATCCGTTCTCGCGGCGGGATGCAGTGCTGGCGCGGATGCTATGCCGGAAATACAAGCGGCAATTGGTGGCGGAATTCGGCGAGGATGAGTACCGACGCTTGTATCGGTAGCCAGTATCGGCACTCACATTCACTACCACATCGCTACCACATTCCCATTCGGGTCCACTACTCGCACTCTGCGTCTAGTGGACTGTGCTAGTGAAGCCGCGTATTGCATCGCGACATGGGGGTTGTCAAACTCCCGGTCGTCATACCAGTACTCCCGGTAAGAGCAGCGGTACTGCACAGTCCACTGAGCGCCATACAGCATGGCAATATCATACTCCGGATCTAGTCTCAGGTCTACATAGTAGACTTGGTTTTCCGCTTCATACTCGCTACTGGCGATGGCGCTGGAGCTGGTGTTGATTCTGCTGCATCTTCCGCCGCCCAGATCTGATCTGCGGTGAAGAACTCGTGCAGGAACCGTTCCCACTTTTGCGGTGTCTGGCTGACCACGTTCCAGATGGGCGGGTAGGTCTTGATCATCGATGCCACCAGCGCCTCTCCGAATTCCAGCACGGCGTCGTACACCTGGCGGCCCTGCGCATTGGGACCAAACATACCGTCATCGGTCAGCTCGATCAGCCGCGCGGCGAAGTCCGCTCCGGATTCGCCCTCGGTAAAAGATCTGAGCAGCGGTCTCTGCACCATTGATAGGAATTGTGTGAATCGTGTCATTGTATTCCCTTCTCCACTAGGAGTAGCATTTTCAGGTGCTGGTGCGGACATGGGGTTTCCCATCATCTCCTGTGCTTCCGGCTGTGCTGCCTGAAGCGGATTCACGGGTGCGCCCTGCCCAGTCTTACTCACTGCCAGATTGTATAGCCCAGCGCTAATGGCAGTGCCCAGCGTGGTGAGTCCGGCGATGATCTGGGGCAGATAGTCGGTCCAGCTTTTACTCGGCTTTTCCGCTTCCTCATCGAGCCCCAATGCCCGGCGCATCTTGTCTCGCATCTCCGCCATCTCCTCAATCACTTGGGACAGCGAAGTTGCTGGCGTAGCCGGAGCTGGAGCCGGAGCTGCCGCCGGATTTGCAGCTGTGGTTTTTGCTATGAGTTGCTGCTCCAGCAACCGCTCCATGGCGCTGATGCGTTCCTGCTGGATCTGGAACACCTTATCCACATACTGCTTGTCGCGCTCCATGATCAACTGGATGACATTCTTGCTGGCCTCATCCTGCTTCGGCATCAGCTCCTTAGCCATATTCACTACGTTTCGCATAGTCTCAGCAGGATCGGCGTTCTGGACTTTGAGCGCCTGCTCGACACCCTGCTTCACAATGCTGGAAGCTGATTCCGTAGCCACCTTCACGATGTCCAGCGTCTTTGCCACTACGCTGTCACCGTTGTCTTCCTTCTTGGTCTTGGCCAGCGCATCCGCCAGCTTGATTTTCTCATCCGCCGCATCCAGCATCCGGTCCGTCATACGCGTCACGGTGCTGGTTAACTCTTTGACTGCCTCTACTGTTGCCACTTCGTCTCCTTTCTCCGAAACATACCCCGAATCACCGGGTATCTGAATGCCTCTACTACGGCACCAGACCAGATAACTGCGGTTGAGTGGATCATCCAGCTCCAGCCCTTCCAGATCAAGCACTGGTGGGTGCTCAGTTAACTGTCTGCTGCCGATATTGGTAATCGTGCAATTGATAGCGCCTTCACTGCGGTCCAGAGCGTCTTTCAGCTTCAGGTTGTAATCCCCGCATCCGTAGGCGCGTAGTAAATCCTCAGGTCCATTCAGCGGCTCGAAGCACTTGTCCACTTGCCGGAAATCCTTCTTCATCACCGGCCAGATGCGATAGACGTAAACTACGATGCGGTCTCGGATGTCAGGGTCATTCCACAAGGTTTTCCAATACAGAAAGAACTTGTCGGACTTGGCCCTGGGATCCTGGTTTTCGTCCTTGAAATGGCGAGTATAAGGGCGGGGCAGTTTGGGTTTCTCTTCCCGCTTCTTGAGCTTCTTCTTTCCTGTCAGGATTACCACTCGGTCTCCGCTATCGGATTCCTCTACCTCCTGCTCAATCAGTTCAGCCTCCGACTTTTCCATGTCTTCCATGGCCTTCTCATAGGCGATTTCCGACTCCGGCGGCGGCGGTGCTGCTGTGCTGGCTTTGTCTTCTTCCACGCCAACTATCTCCTTTCCGGTTGTGAGCATAGCATCTAAAGGCAGTTAATGAAAATTAACCACCAAGCCACTCGCAAAATCGTGTATTTTACAGGGCCCACCTGGTTAATTTTCGTTAACTGCCTCCAGTACTGATTTTCACAACCGCACTGATTATAACAACTTGCCGCCGAATTTCACAGCCAAAACCGCATTTCGCGAGCGTCTTTACAATTGCTGCATACACACTTTGTAATGTCCACT